AAACCGGGCGAACCCCGATGCAGTTACCGTAGTTGCGGCCGTCGACGTTGCCGGACGGCGAAACAACGGACATACGATACTTATATCCACGTTCCGCACTAGACCATGGCGTACATGTCCACCACCAATCGTCAAGCTCTTTATTGACGATCAATTCATTGTACTCTCGTGCTTCATCAAAAGTGATCGGACGAACCTTGCATATGCACGATTCAAATTCATGCTGCATATCCACAGATGTCAAATCAACTTCGTGTTCCACAATGTTTTCTGCCCCAATAGATTCACTTATAATAGGTAGAATCTCTGATTCGATTTTTTTCTTTAAATTTGATTTCCCGTAATCTCTAGCATCAAAATCAAAAACAACGTCTTCCAACATAAATCCTTTGGAAATCACTTTTGTTTTTCCAAGCGATTCATATTGCTTCAAAACAATAAAATCATGATCGCCAATTTTAAATGTATCTCCCGGTAATAGTTCCGACAATGCAACATCTGTTGAACTACACTTGCACTTACAATTTTTCTCTTTTTCTTCTAATACCTTTACAAGTTCTTTTGCCATTTCTAATTCTTTGCTCATTCCATTTCCCTCTCTTTGCTTAAAATACAATTAATGTGACTGACAAAAATCCAATAAACCATACAATCAAGGTATATATAATATCTGTTATCAGTTCTTCTATTAATTTTTCTGTTTTTCTCCTGTTCGTAGGTAAAAACCATAAAACAATTAAAGAAAACGCCCATCCTTGCCAAAACGTAAATGTTCTCAAATCAAACAATTGGCATATTATGTTGTTCCAAAGATAAATTGTTACAAAGCCGGTAAGCACAAAATCAATAAGATATAAAATAATTCCTATTAAAGCCTTTGCTGTTTTTTTCATTTACGCCACCTCCACTTTTAATTCTTTATCTTCTGAAACACACATCATAATCAGCTGGCAATCCATATCAATCTTCGCTTTTGATTTGGAGTCAAGACATTCCGCATTATCAAGAAATACCGGGTAAAATCTTCCGTAAAACTTCTGCAAGCCTTTAACAATATCCAGCTTTGCGAGAACTTCCAAACCAGTATTTGTACATTCGCCAAATCGCTTTCCGTTAATTGTCGGAATGCAAATTTCCTTGTATTCGCCGTTTTTCTGATATTCAAAAAATTGCCATTTTACAACATCAAAATTACTATTAATCTCTTCCGTAAGAAGATTGTTCTTCATCTTTCCGATTTCTTTAATCTGATCAAGAATATCTTCACAATCGGCAAGTGCCTGTTCATACTCGATCTGCTTTTTACGGAGTTCTGCGATCTGTTCATCAATCGCATCGTTATTAGACGCACGGAAAATCTCGCTTTTTACTTCATCCAGTTTGGATCGTATTTCTTTTTCTTCGATTTTCAGCTGACTTCTTGTATCATCTGCAATGTTTCCAGCAATCATGTGTGATTCTTTTTCTTTAATCTCAGAAACAATGCGTTTATATTCGTCTGTATCGGAAATGTTGATTTCATCTGGAAGTTTTTTAATTTCTGTATCAACTGCATTCCAAAGAATGTGCAATTCATTTTCGTGTTCTTTGAGTCGTTCACGTTCTTCTTTTAAACCCTTTAACGCTTCCGTGTATTCCACAACAGCATTCTTGAAAATAGTTCCGCAGTCTGTAATCTTTTGCATTTCCGTAGATTTTCTTGCAGCGAAATTACTTCTTAATTTCTCCACATCTTCTACAGGCAATGGTTGCCCACACAAAGAACAAATTGCAGAATTTTCATCAAAAAATGTTTCGTTCCACTTGGACCATTCAACTCTTGTGTCGGAAAGTTTCTTATTAAAAGATTCAATCTGTCGTTCGGTATCTGATATGGTCATTTTGTTCGCCGTTATCTTTCCTTCATTAGCTTTAATCTGATAATCCAAATCACGTTTTTCGGAATTTAATTTGTTTCTCTTTTCCTGTAATTCAGCATTTGCACTTCTCTGAATATCGCCAAGTTTGAATTTTAATTCCATGATTCCATCAGACATTTTTTTCATTTCTTCGTACCGTTTGGAAATGTCCTGCTGCATACTCTCATTTTTTTCTAATAATTCTTCAAAGTGTCGCTTTTTTAATTCCAAATCAGAAACATCTACACGGTATTTAGCTGATTCCAGCCCAGCAATCTTAGCCATAATAATCTCTCCGTCTTTGCCGTAATCTTCACGGATTTTACGCATTGTAGACTTCTGCATTGCTTCAATTTCACTCATTTTGTAATTAGCAAGGAGTTCCGCAACCTTTTGTGTGCGTGACTGCATTTTTGCAATTTCCAAATCCGTATAAGAATTTCTTGCCATGGAAAAGAGAATAGACCTTGCGATTTCATCTCTTGTCTTTTTCTCAAACGTGTATCTCAGAAACATATCCGGATGACTGAGTATCAGCATTTTTTCAAAGTCAATACCAATATCTTCAAGATAAGATTTAAAATCACGCTCTGTCTTTTCAACAGCATTCACTTCATAGCTGTTCGTGATAGTCACACGTGTTTTATCCTTGGAAACCTTGCGTTTCTGCATTTTAGAAACCGTTACTGGTTTATTTCCAACCATAAATTCCAATGTTACCGTAGGTGTACATTCTCTTCCGTCATTTGGACGGATATTAGGATTGCTTTTCAAATCGTAGCTTTTATCAAAAAACAACCAATAAAAAGCATCTGCCATGGTTGTTTTCCCTGCACCGTTACATCCCGATATAACAGTTTTGTCTTTAAATATGTATTTTTCTTGAGTTGCGCCCTTGAAGTCTTGCAGACGCATTTCTAATAGCTTTGTTTTCATTTTCTTTCCTCCATTCTTCTATCCAGCAATCAATCTCCCCTAATACAATCCAAATCAATATTCCAGCAAGAATACCGACCAGCCAAAGATTATCTTTAACCTCCCACCACGAATCAACTGTGGTTATCGAATAACCGCTTATGGCTCCTATAATCATGTTTTTAATGGTTTCTTTAATAAGTTTCATAATGCCCTTCTCCTAAACTTATCTAATGTTTTTTTTACCCCTGTCCTTTTGTGAATAACCTTCAAATAAAAATCCGTTACGTCATAACACATCCATTCTTTTGGATTCATATAATGTGCAGACACACATTCTTTTTGACTACGTGTTAACCTCTTCGGCTGTTTCATTTTCCACCACTCCTTTTCGGAAACCTTTGAAAAATTCTCTTAAGGCAAACAATCCCAAGCACGCAATTTGTAAAACAAGCATACCAACCGCACCAACGATAATTCCTGTTGCAAAATTCATATTCGTCACCTCTCATTCTTCAATCAAGATTCAAAGATGGAAGATGGAAAGATACAAACCGGGCGAACACCGTTGCGGCTGCGGCAATTGAAGATGTCGAGTATGCGGCCGGACGGAGAAACAACGGCGTGCAAATATTTATATCCATTACATGGCGTGCTCCATGGTGTAATCAGCCACCACCAGTCATTCATGTTAGGTAAATATTTTCTGTATCTCTGATACTCATGCTCGGTAATCAGCGACGCAAAGTCCTTACAAGTTCCGTATTCCGTCTGTCCATCAACCGACATCAGATCACGTTCAAACTCAACCAGTTTAACGCCTGCATCTTCAATCTTTTTACAAAAATCCCCATTCAGATATTCTCTAAGGCTTGATTTTCTCCAGTCGTTTGAATCATCATCAAAAACCTTATCCCCGATTGATTCTTCGGTAATCGCCAAATAGCCCTGTTCTGTTTTATCCAGGATTCTCCATTTAAGTCCTGCGATTTCTTTAATTGTTCCAATGTTATTCATGTTTGTTCTCCTTTCTTTATGCTGTTAAAAACTTATTCACAAAATACACTTGTCCGCGACCTGTAATTTTCGGCGTGCGAGTGATTCTTACCGAACCATCGGGATTTTGAACACTGGATTCCTTGATTTCAAATAATCCCTGCTCCATGTACTTCTGTTTCGGCATATTGTATGAACTGCCCTGTTTCATCAGATATCCGTTATCACGCATCCACTGGAACAATCGTTTCTGACCGATTTTCACACCGTTCTGACAAATCAGCTTGGCCAAATCTCCGATAAGGATTGAAGTGTGACTTGTGGACACCGCATCAGCAAAAATAGTCTTTGGCTTGTCAGCTTCAATCTGCATCTGCTGTCTGTGGATAATTGCATCACGTTCAGCGATTTTGTTTTGAGCGACCAGCAACGCCTTAGCCATCAGTTCATCATCTGTCATGGTTTCTTGTCCGGCTATATAACCACCGTGTTTTCTGATTGACGGAAGGACTTCTGATGTTACCCAGTGTTTAAATCGTTTGGCTGATTCTAATTTGCTTCCAAGAATAAGTCCGTACATTCCTGACTCATTGATTACGATAGTTTCCTTATTCTGATTCCCATCAAAAATCATAAGTTTTGTTCTATCTTCTTCGTCAACATGTCTGTTAATATCTCGACTACCGTTTTGGTACCCCAGCTTATCAGCAACATCCTTACCAACAAAATACACTTCATTATTCAGTTGTACCGTTCGGATTTTCCCGAACTCAGCATTTTCAAAAATCTTGATTTCGTTCATTCGCTCACCCCCTACACCATCGGGATAAGACTTGCGATAAGAACACCAGTCAATACCCCGATGCAAGGAATGAGAAATTCGATTGCCATGATTAGAATGTCTTTCTTTCTCATGCTATCCCTCACTTTCTTTTGTCGTATCTGATTCTGTTTCTCTAACCATTGCCATACCCTCGGCAACTCCAAGAATGTAATTCTGTTTATCCTTATCCAATTTCGGAACTGTATCGGATAATTTCTGAATAATTTCTTTTTCTCTTTCCGACATAATATTCACCTCACTTTTTGTTGACCTTGTAAACACAGTATAGTCCCTGAGTTACATTTTGTCAATAACTTTTTGTTGACTTAGGGACTTTTTTTTGATATAGTAAAATCAGGAGGTGGGACAATGAACGAACGTATAAAGGAATTAAGAAAAGAACTCGGATTAACACAAGAAGAGTTTTCTTCGAGAATTGGATTATCAAGAAATTTCATTGCGCAAGTAGAACTTGGAACCAAAACGCCGTCCGATAGAACCGTGTCAGATATTTGCAGAGTATTTTCCGTAAATGAAGAATGGTTAAGAAATGGAACAGGCAACAAAGAACAGTCAATGAGCCGGAATGAAGAAATCCAAACTTTTGCGAACCAAGTAATGTCAGATATGGACGAATCCATAAAGAAAAGATTGCTTATAGCGTTATCTAAATTGAATGAAGATGATTGGAAGACGATCGAAAAAATCGTTGACGAATTATCAAAAAAATAGGAGGTGCGAAAACACCTCCTATTTCATTAAATTCTTTATGCAGTCATGTATTAACTTTAAAACTCTTTCACTTTGTATACTATTTACTAGTCTAATAATCTCCGACTTATAATCCATGTCACATCCTCCAATCAATCCGTACGCAAAAACACAAAATCCCTATGGATATAATATATCACACAGGGAATCACATTTCAAGAAAAATCAGAACATGTGTTCGAATATATTTTCCCACGTGCAAATTGCTCTACGCATTTGATTGATTTATTTATCAGTTTAAGAATCACTTTTACTTTCATAATAGATACCACCATTTATTGACATAGAATATTTATTTTTGTAGAATAAAGATAATAGTTTTTTGTTGGGGGGAAACAGACTGCAACCTCATATTTCCCCCGCCGGAACTTGAAGTTGTCTTATTACTAAGACAGCTTCATTCTATATCAAAAATAGAATGGAGGGAATATTTTGAAAAACGAAAAATCAAAAAATATTCGCTTGAATTTGGTGTCAAATCACGAAAATTACATGGAAAGTTTCCGTGATAACATCGGAATTTTACGAACTGATTTTGGTTGGTCTGTGAGAGTTTTAGCAGAAAAAGCTAATATATCAGAAGACACGCTTCAAACATTTTTAAAGGGAAAATCTAAAGACTGCAATTTGTCAACGGCGGTAAAATTAGCAAGGGCGTTTGGAATTACAGTAGATGAATTGATTGGTGCAGAAACTATGGACCCACAGACTCAAGAATCCGTAGCTATGTCTTCTAATCTAAAAGACCATCATAGATATGTTATTCGTGCTTACGTTAAGCATCAATACAAGATACATGGTGATGTTCCTAAGACAAGCAAACAGATTTCAGTAATGATGCCAGAATGCCATCACGGATATTTGAAAACTACTAATGTTACCGAAGCATTAAACATAGACCATCTGTACGATAGCACACGATCAAAAGTATGCCTTGGTTTACGTGTTCCATGCGCACACTACGAACCATATTATATGCAAAACGAAATTCTTTTACTTGCCGCAGACCGTGACGGACTTAACAATGAACGATGTGTCATTACTCATGCTGGAAATTTCTACATATGCATCAAGCGTATTATAATTGAAAATGGCAAAAAATCGGTAAAATATTTGTCGCTCATGGACGGAAGAAACGTGCTATTTGACCATGATGAAATAGATGATAAGATTGGATATGTTGTTGGATTCTTGTACCCAGATGGCGCATGGGGTGTTCGATAAATTTCCGCAAACTAAAAATCCCCCTTGGCTCGTAATGAACCTTGGGGGATTCGTTATGTGTTTATTTAGTTTTCTTTTGCTTCCTCTTCACATCTCGGGCACACCATACGACCTTCTGGTATGATTTCTTCACAGCATACGCATCTGTTCATGTTACACCTCTTTTTGATTATTGTATGATAGACCACGCCTGATGATACTCGGATGGGCTGTAAACAGTGTCCATATTACAAAGGTATGTATACCCATCTTCCCAAATCATGTATTCGCCTTTTAGGTACATATCATGCGCACCAGTAGGTTTCTCCCATGGAAGTGCATATTCTTTCTTGCGACTGTGGTATGCTTTCCAAATAGATGCCGTGTCGATTGTCCAATCGGTGTTTACTGTAGAATCATGCTCAATCATGCATTCTTTCGGGATTCCGTTTGCGTTTAGTCGGATGTCGCCTACGTTGTATTTGTTTGGAGTCCACTCCTCAAAGTAATTTGCAGTAGCGATTATGAGTGTTTTATCCTCTGATTTTTCTGCGTACTCTTGTATGAGTTTTCTTAACGCTTTGGCTTTTTCGATTATGTTCATTCACTCACCCCCAGTAAGATACGACCTGCTTCGGCATATTCATCATTGATGTCGATATCAGTGGTAGGTTCGTCAATTTCCGTAAACTTATTTGGACTATCCGTATCAATACAAGCGTAAGTAGCAACACCATCCGTAAGAACTTTTCCTTTGTCTGCAATAAGTCTATAGACTTCCGTGTAGTCACCATCTGGCTTTTCGGTAGATACTGTTACCTTGCCCGCTTCTCGTTCATATCTGTATAATTTTTTAATCTCCATTAGTTCACCTCATCTAACACTTCAAGTTTTGTGACACAGAAACCATTAAAGGATAAAGGTATGCAATAAATACCAGCTTTTGGTATCGTTATATTCGGGAATCCATCATAGGATAATTCCGTATTATCTATAGATACGCCAATAATGGCTCCGTTAAATTTCATCCATGTACTAGGTTGACTTGATGATGTTGAATCGTCTACATCTTCTTCGAAAACTGTTATATTTCCGTTATTAATAGTTGTTATTTTAATGGATTTATGCGTAAATATCGGATAATAGTCACACACCTTATAGATAGTCACATTCATAACATCTGTAGCAATTTCAACATGTTCTAACCCATCAGTTGTAACACCATCCCATTCAAGAACAGTCTTGTATTCATCAGATGGTTCTACATAGTTATAATTAATAGTAGCATTGGTAGCACCCCAAGGAGCGTTTGATACTTCGCCTTCTGACCATGGTACGTTGATAGTAAGGAGGTTGGTGCAGTCTTTAAAGGCATCTGATGATATTGATCGAGGCTTTACAGTAAATGTCATTTGTGTTAAATCAGTACATCCACGAAAAGCTTGTGTACTGATTTGTGTAATTCCTTCGGGCAAAGATGTTAATGCTAGACTTGTACAGTTTTGAAAAGCATACGAACTGATGTCGTTTAGCGTTGCTGGTAATGATGTTAATGCTAGACTTGTACAGTCACGAAAAGTGCTATTGTTGATAGTTGTAATTCCTTCGGGCAAAGATGTTAATGCTAGACTTGTACATTTTTGAAAAGCATACGAACCGATGCCGTTTAGCGTTGCTGGTAATGATGTTAATGCTAGACTTGTACAGTTTGAAAAAGCGTTACTGTTGATACGTGTAATTCCTTCGGGCAAAGATGTTAATGCTAGACTTGTACAGTTTTGAAAAGCATACGAACTGATGTCGTTTAGCGTTGCTGGTAATGATGTTAATGCTAGACTTGTACAGTTTGAAAAAGCGTTACTGTTGATACTTGTAATTCCTTCGGGCAAAGATACTGATATCAGTTTCTCACATCGTTCGAAAGCACTTGTGCCTATTTTTGTAGTTCCTTCTGGTATAACAACATTAACAATCGTTCTCTCTACAATGTTTTTCAGTATTTCAGCCCATTCGTCATCGCTAGAACCACCGCTTTGAATCGCCATAATAGCACCACTCATTTGAGATGGCTTATAGGTTTCTTCTGTACCATTTTTTTCACGGATAGCATCTGCAATGTCTCTCATATAACTTTCATCTATAAATACATTAGCCATTACCACGCCACCTCGTTTCCATTTACTACTTGATTGAAAATTTCAGTGATAATTTCGGTTTTATCGGATTCCGTGAAGTAATCTACACCTTTTTGTGGGGTGTAGCCGGGCTGACCTGGTTCGCCTGGTATGCCTTGTGGGCCTTCTGGTCCTTGTGGTCCAGGTTCTCCAATGTCTCCTTTATCGCCTTTTTCTCCTCGCGGTCCTTGTTCTCCAGTTTCTCCTTGAACACCTTGAATTCCCTGTTCGCCTTGTGGTCCTACTTCTCCTCTTTCTCCTTGAGTGCCTTGTTCACCCTTGTCGCCCTTTTGACCTCTTGAACCATTTCGAACTTCAAAAGTGGATTTTTCGCCATCGGTTTTTGTGACAGTGACTACATTAACACCGCCATCTTCCGTTGATGTAGTGGTCTGAATCACGGAATCGATACCGACACCATCTTTTCCATCAGTGCCACTTCCGCTTCCACCACCCGATTGATTCACTGCTTCAAATTCAATCGGTTTTCCGTTTTCGCCTACGGATTTTACGGCTATTACTTGCCCTACTTCTGCAAATTCTGGAATAGATATTTTATTTCTTATTGCAACTTCAAGTTGCTCCAAGAACGATAATTGTGAAGGACTTGAATATCCATTAGGCTCAGGTTTGGACTGAACGTACATGGTTATCTTACGGACTGTCCTTGCTGAATCCTCCCCTATAAGATACACAAACGCATATGCTTCATAAAATGTCTTTTTTGTTTCTTCTGCTTCTGTAACCAGTGTCGGAATGCTGACAATAATATCTCCGTCAACAACCTCGCCAAGCATACGTTCCGCTTCTCCGTTCTTTTCCGTTAAAGAAAAATGGACTTCGACCATATCCGTATATACGTCAAGTCCACTTATTTTCAGTTTTGTTCCAATATCCCATTGCACCACCCCATCTTGCAGAGTGGTGCTATATTCATCTGTTTTAAATATTACTGGAATTAATTTTTCCATGTGCTATACCTCGTAATATTTTATTCAAAGAAAAGATTTTCTGCTGTGATTTTATCAAGCGTCCATTCTCCGTTTGTTATACTTACAATATAAGCCCCACCAGATACGCGAAGTGCATCGTCTTGTAATTCACTACGCGATTGAACAATAAAAAATCCATTTGTCTCTGATTCTTTATATCCAACATAGAATCCCATTCCGTAGCTTAATAATCCACTTACCATACCAACTGGAATTGATTCCCAGTTGTTTTTTAATGTGTAATACGGCATCTTTCCCAAATCAGAAGACGAGCCCACGTTTTTTCTTGCAAGTTTATTGTTTACTTCTTCGTTGATTGAGTTTATATCTCCAGCACCAAACGAATCTCCAACTTGTTCATAGATTGTCACATCTTCAAGTGAAATAGTTTCATCATCATTTTCTATTACTCGATACTTTCTTTTTTCATTTACTGAAAAATCTAAAATATCATCTTTATAGTTAGTTCTTAAATCTGCCATGCGTTATACCCTCATGCCTTTCTGATTGCCTAATCTGAACGGCAATCTGTATAAATTTGCTTTGTGACTGATTAATTTATTGTGAAGTGCCAATGTTACACTTTCGATTCGGTTATACTCCGAAGCATCTGGAACCAATCCATTATCACGATACGCTCTGTGCGTTGTATCTATCCGATATGTGGACAAATTAAGGTTGAATAGATTGTTCTCTATGTTGTTGAATTCTCTTGCGAAAATGAGGTCATTTTCGACTTTGTCAAGACCCATATCAATAAATGGAATTCCGACAAATAACTCATCGGCCATTTCCTTTACAACCATGAGATTTCCTTTTATTCGGTTGTAATCCTCATAATTAAAATAATCAGTGCTTTTCCAGTCCGTTTTCGGTTCAATCCATGCAGACATCAAATCGCCCCCTTTGTCATGTTGTACGCTCGCCTAAGCCCAAGATTACCGCGAAATGCGCCATTAAACGTCAATTCATTGGAAGTTACCTCCACTTGAAGATTTGGTATCTTACTGCTTTCCATACGTATGATGTCGGTTGCATTAAGTCTTGGTTCTCCACGGAAATTCACGTCATAAGTAACATTGTTTGCGTAATAGTTTCCTATCCATTCCGCAATAATAGCAGCATGTTCTTCTGTTGCTATAAGTGGATTGGAAAGAAGTTTTGATTCCCCTACTGGGTTTATCTGTCGGGAATAATAAACTTCATCCTCTATTTCCTCAGGTTCTCCCTCGGCGTTTTCAAAAAACGAATATATCTTCACACGAACATCTTTTACTCGTTTTTCTTTGTATCCTACTGGATTTTGATACATATTATTGCGCTTTAAGAAATAGTCCGATAAACCACCAAATGATACTTTGTTTACAATCACGCGACTATTCGGAGATGCTTTTGTAAAACGTATGTACATTCTATCAAAATCATCGAATTGCTCACTGATTATTGTTGTCTTTTCCACATTGTCTACAACAATTTTTTTAACAATTTCATTATCATTAAATGTTTCCACAACAAACTGTTTAGGCATGTTTCCGCCAAATTCCAGCACAAGTCCGTGATATGTGTTTGCATATTCCAAATCAATCCCTATTGATGGATTAAATAAAAATTCTCCATTTTGGTCTGATATTTCATTGCTTACAAAACCAGCATTAAGATATTCCTCGTTTTCTGGCATAAATCTCATGCTGCCATCGGCTTTCATAAAATCAGGTGTAAGTTCCGCATAAACAATATCTGAACCTATAAAAATATTTTCAAGGTTTCCCCATTCCGCAATAGGTGTGGATGATAATTTTGTTTCTTCACGATCAATTAAAACCGCAAAGTTCGGAACGACCATTACAACACCATATTCATCTTGTTTTATCTTGCATCTGCATGCGTTTGCTAATATCTGCAAGCACTGCTTATGTGATGCCTCTGGCATTGGATTTATCAAATTAAATTCTTTCAAGTATTCATCCACATAATACTCGTCTGATTCAAGTCCGGCATCTTTAAAGATACTTATTGCTTCGTCATATGCGGTACGTTCATATATTCTGTTTCCAAGACTGTACACATTATCCATGTGATACATTCTGTCGTAAGATGTCAACGTAACAACATTATTTTGCCTTTTCCAATCTTTCAAATAAGTTGTCGCTATCTGATGCCATTCTATTGAACCATCTGCAAGTGTTATTCCAAATGAAAATGTAATCTTTTGCATGGTTTCCAGATAATCAATAAAAGAATTATTGTCATCCACATCGAATTTGTCCTCCTTGTCGTAAAAAGAAAAGGAACATCTGTAACTTGATAATTCATCCGATATCGAAGAAACTATTTCATTTATTGAAAATGTTTTTGTGTCTTCGTTGGTGTATTGTAGTCCTACGCCCATCAGAATGCGCTTTATTCGCAGTCTTTTGTTTCCACCGACCATTTCTAATGGCACAATCTGAATGTAGCTTATATCGCCGAATACGTCCTCTGTGACAAATCTTTCTGAATCGTTTGTGTACTGCACTGTACCCTGGTTTGTTACAAGGTTAAATCTTGTCGGATATGCGCTTCCAAACTCAAGCGTAATTCCTTTTATGTAATACGATTTTTGAAGAACAATCATTATGGAACCCATTATTTCTTCCGTAACAATTCCATTGCTTTTTAATTGCTCAAGATTGCTTTCTGGAACAAAATACATTTTCCCATCAGCACGCATATAGTTTCTCTCAAGTGTCGCATACTCAACGTCCTGTGTTGTTGGTTTAAACACATCGCCTTTGCACCAATAAGCAAAATCCCCACTTGCAATCGCTGATTTTTGAGCATCTTGATTTATTACGCCCACGCCAACAGATATGTATGCCCTGTCCCTAATGGGCTTATCCATCGCCTTTTTGTATTCTTCGGAAACATTAATCATTTTCTTCCCACCCACAATCTATAAGATTGAATTTACAAGTTTCATAATTTCTATAGAATATACCATCTAAAAACAATGGCTTTCCTGTTGTATCACTTGGATACATCGTAATTGTATGTCTTTTGTTGTCGTCCCCGGTAAATGTTACTGAAACAAAAAACGGCTCCAATGCTCTTTTCATTTCAGCCCATGTTTCTGCATCTAATCCACCCCATTGCAGATTGTTAATCTTCCAAAGCCTACGACCGACCAACTGACCTATTACAGCACCATTGGCATTTCTTCCGGCATCTACGTTTTGAGAATGAACAATTTCCATTCCCGGTGCCGGACACGGAAATCTCACCCCATTTACAATTAAAAAATCCGATTCTCGTTTCATGAATACCTCTCAATATGAAAAGAAGCACCCATTACTGGATGCCCCTTTTTTAAAAATCTGTTATAAGTTGTGCGCCAAGAATACTGCTTCCACGCCTGTTTGCTTGCGCTATCTCTCTATCGCCAATGTTCACACTTGTATCTTTTGCAGCGATTTCTCTCAAAATACCTATTGCCGTTACTAAAAGACTTGCTTCTGTCTGTCCTGTGGAATACACCGCATCTGCAATACCAGTAATTTCAGCACCGCCAGCAACAGCTGTTCGACCGCCCACAGTACCAAGTAACTCCGGTACGCCATTTTCACCAGCGTAGAATAAACTTGCCGGTTCCGGGAAACCACCTGCTTCAAAACCTTGAATAGGCTTTATGTTAAAACCTATTGTTCTTTGTTCAAAAATCACATTTCCAAACAAGTCTTTTAACGGACCAATTTTAATGCTTAATTTATTTAACGCACCAATAATATGTGTGTTTATCCAACCAATAGCCACATTTAACGACTTTTTCAAAGAATCAACTGATAATCCAAAATCAAGATTCAATTTTGGAAGTTTCGCATTGTTTTTCCACCAATTCACACCTTCATCCCATAATCGCTTAAGGTTATCTTTTACACTCTCATAAGATGCTTTTATTTCACTCAATGATGGTTTTGACTTCCAAAACGCCAGTGCATTGTCCCATTTTTCTTTTAACTTTGAACCAAAATCTTCATAGCTTGTTTTGACCATTGAAAGCGCTTCTTTAGTTTTGTTCCAGTAATCAACTGCGTTATCCCATCTTTCCTTGATTTTTGTTTGGAAACTTTCATATGTGGTTTTTACCTGAGAAAGAACCTCTTTTGAACGCCAGTACATAAGAGATTCTTCCCATCGTTCTTTTATTTTATCTCGAATAATTTCATACGCTTCTGCTTTTACTTCCGACAGAGGATCTTTTTCTTTCCAGTATTTAACACCTGCATCCCATTTTTCTTTTATTTTTGCTCTTATATCTTCCACAGGAACTGTTATTTTCGGAAGTTCTATAAGTGTTTTTATCGGAGAAGCAAATGTTGCAATACCCAAAAGAAGTTTCAGGCTTTCCATGTTAAAATCTTGATATGCTTTTCCGCCTGCTGCTGCCAATTTGAATGCAGAGTTTAAAGTTTTTCCCCAATCGTGATTTTTTATAAAATCACTAAGTCCAGTTTCTATGCTATCGGAAATGCCGCTCCAGTCTATGTTTTCAACAAATCCCGTGAGCGCATCCAGCAATCCATCAAATGTTAATCCTGCTAGTTCTAATGCTGAACCAAAATCAAAATTAACTAAAAATGAACTTATTCCATTAGCGATTGATTCTCCAAACTCGTAAAAATCAAATTCTTTTTCAAATGAAATAGCAGAATAAATTGCCGTGTTTAAACTGTTAGCAAATGTTCTTCCTACGGAATAAAATGTGCTAGGAGATACAAGACCATTCAAGAAACTGGCAAGACCAGTACCAAAATTTCTTGCACCTTGGTAAACCTCATCCCAATTAATACGATTAAGGGAACTGGATAGTTTTTCTGATATATAAGTGCCTAATTTTTCCAGTGTATCAAGTGAGCTTTTATACTTTTCAAATATTGATTCGGTTTTTGTCCACTGTCCACCAGATACGTCTTCCGTAAAAGCACCCAATCCACCAGCGGCACCACCGCCGCCACCAGAACCACCACTATCGCCTTTGTCTGGTTCAAGTACGTTTAATTCGTCAATTCCAAGAAGATAAGACTTTAATTTTTTGGCATTATCAGCCGCCTTGCCTGTTCCACTCGCCAAATCATCAGATGCACCTGCGGCATCTTCGTAATCCTCTACAAGACCACCGCCAGTAGAACCTTCGTATGTCCATCCGAATATTTTCCCAAGTGAATTTGAAACTGCTTGCGCAAATTGCGTGAATTTTGCAATAATCACGTTTAAAGTGCTTACAAGTGGCTTAAATGCATTAATGAATGTTCCGCCGACTACTGCGCCTAATTGCTCTAAATTCTGCTTTAAAATACGTGTCTGGTTAGCCCAAGTATTAGATGTCCTGAGGAAATCTCCTTGAGCCGCACCAGTATTAGCCATGACATACTGATACCGAAGCATGGTTTTTTCTGCTTGCGTCATGGACTTAATGTTTGCATCAAGTCCATTTTTCATAGCCCATTCTCGCAATGTAGCTTCGGTTAAATCAAGACCATACTGCCTTAGAGGTCTTGTCTGACCAGTAAATATACTAGCCAAATCTTCCGCTACTGCCGACTGTTCCACATTGTAAAATGATGCCATGTCTGCCGTTAATTTTGTCAATTCAATGGACATGTCAGCCATTTTGCGTTGCGTAAATCCCATTGCGGTTCCCATAGCTTGAAATCTACTGGAAACTTGCTTAACAGTCAGTTCGGACATACCAAATTCCGTAATAGACGTTTCGGACATCTTTTCTACCAAATTAGAATATTTTCCAAACGTAACATCTACTATGTTCTGAACTTCCGTCAAGTTACTCGATATGTCGATTGCTTTTTTTAAAATTCTAAATGCCCTAAACAACATCCAATATGTGGCATATACTTTACCAATAGCAGCTGCAAGGCTAAACGTATTTTTTCGTGCCCTTACAGTTGAATTTGAAAATGAATCAAGCGACTTACTGATAGATGTTGCTGCTTTCCCACTGGAAGCACCTGTCCTTGACAACTTGGCCAAGGCATTAGTAAACAAAATAAGGTTTTTTGATACTTGCGGAAGTCTTGACATTCTGTTAATTAAGTCTTCCATGGCACTTGCAAGCAGAGGTATATTTTTGATTGCTTGTGTAGAGCTTTTGTAACCCAACTGCGCTATTCCTTTTGCAAGCTGGCTTATTTTAGTTGCGTTGTCGCTGATCGGAACGGATGCCATCCCGGATAGAGACTTTGCCATTCCACTAAACGCAACGGAAAGACCCCTTATTTTCGATGTGTCAATAGATGTCAGTCTTTCCATGTTCTTTGCAAGACGAGTAAAATCGGCAGCATTTACATTTTTCATATTCATCATTGAGTTGGCAAGACCGCTTACTCCATGCGCCAATGACGGAATCCCAGAATTGCTGGCTCTAGATAAATTTGAACTCAATCTATCAAGTTTTGAATTAAGAGCATCAAGAGAAGCTGATGCGGTCCTAGCTTGTGCCGATATTTGAATCTCTAAACTATCTACGACTGACACTTTCTCACCTCGCATATAAAAAAATAGAGATACCAAACAAGCCTACTCAGTGTCACCTCTCACTTTTCGACTTATAAATTTTTGGTATCTCTTTGAAAAAAGATGGCAAGATTTGACCCTTGCCATCCCTAAAATATTTTAAACTCTTTTAACGTATTTTGCGCTAACAAAACCGTATACCCTACCGTCAATTCGGATATAATACCAATCATCGCCATTTGACGCTTTTACAGTGTCACAGACATCAATAAGATTATCTCTGCCAAGCTGTGGCCATGATTTAATCTTTTCATTCTCAGCACCAGCCCATGTACGGACATTCAATAAATCTGCTGTAACTTTTCCGACCCATTTAGGCTCTCTGTTTAATGTGGTACCACTTGATTGTACTGGTTTTTCAACAGCAACTTCTTCTTTTCTTTTTACATAATCCTGATGGATATACCCAACATGCTTATATGCAATTCTGATTTTGTACCATGAACCTACTCTTTCAAGCACTTCAAATTCATTACCCTTATTCAACTTTGGATAACCTGTAATATTCGCATATCCTGTAGACGGTCCTTTTCTTACGTTTACATCATCTCCGGTACATTCCGCAACAAACATAACGCTATCTTCTACGTTGTTATTTCCAATATCAGTAATAAATTCTTTTTCAGAACCATCATTTTTAATATACCGTTTTACACCGATAAACGGCTTACCGGATGCATTTCTCTGTTTGCAATAATCAATCATATTCTTTCTTGTAGGACCCACACCAGAACCATGACCGGAAATCTGTCCATTTCCAACATACATCTCAATGTGACCAACTCTATGCGGTCTGCCGTTATCGTAATTGGTAGCGAAAAACAATTCATCACCAATCTGCATCTGTGATTCATCCGGCAACGTACCGCCCAACTGGACCCATGTTCCTTTTCCAATCTGAGCACCAGTGTAGGAACCAATATCAATACCTACTTCCTTGTATGCTCTCTGTTGTAAGGAACTACAATCAGACCATCCATTATCTACTTGTGTTCGCTTGCTCGATTGTGTATACTTGTTTTTTCCTTCACGGGAAAAGATGTAATCTCTTACTTTTTTTCTTTTTTCTGTTGCATTCATAATCCACACCTCTATTTCTTCGGATGCTCTAACTCAAAATTAGATTTCATTACCATAAGACCAGCCACAAATGCTTCACGCTGTTTTTGTAATTCGTCTTCCGATAATTCATTCTTTGAATCTATGTTGTATGGTTTCTTAGGGTATTCATGCTTTTTACTTGTCTTTCCGCCTAGCTGGTTACATACCGTAGACATGATAGCTTCAGCAAAATATTGTCCCTGTATATGCATTAAACCATTTGTTTCCTTTATTCTTCTGATATGTGCTTTTTCATATGGCCATAATTCTTTCGGGCAACTATCTAATATCTCGGTTTTGGAAACGCCCATTGAAATATAGTACGGCAACACATCATCATATACTGTGTCAGAAAAACTTTTTACTTCTGTGGTTTTTTGTGATCCTGTGGTTTCTTCGGCTCTTTCTTCGGTTCTTCCTCCATCGCCGTCAGAAGGTCTGCTAAAAAACCCTCGCTCATTAATTCCTCCGTGAGCATAACAAACAACTCAAAAAGACCTCGTTTTTCTTCTGTTTCTTCATCTCGATAATCGTCAAGAATATCACCAACAGCTTGTAAATCTTCTACCGGATTGTATTTCTTGAACCCTACAAAAAGAAGTTCTCTTACACATGTAAACAAATCTTTGATTTTTCCTATACCTGAAATATCATTATCATCTTCCACATTTGACGCATTGAACAGTCGCATCAAATCATTTGTTCTTTCCATCAAATCCGTGTCACAAAAACTGTTGTAACCAAATTTAATCTTGTATTCTTTTCCGTTAATTGTAAATGTCTTCATAATCTAATCCTTTCCTCCACTTTATTGTGGAAAGGAGCCACCCCGTAGGATGGCTCTCTTTTATACACATATTTTTGATTACGCTGTGAACGCTACTTTTGCTTCCATTCCGACAAGTTCCTCAATACTAAGAGGAAACTCTACCACTAACAATTCATTCTGACCGATTTCCGGCTGCGGAATTGCCTGTGGTGGCTGCGCTACAACAAAAAATGACTTATCAAAACCAGGAATAATTGTCTGGAACCACATGCGCTTTTGACCTTCCTGTGCTGTCTTATATGCAGCAATAAGGTTTTCCCACTCAACCAATGTTTCCGGCGTGAAATTCACAGAAACAGGGAATGAACCACCTGTAGATGCTCTACCAGCTACAGTTCTTTCAACCAAATCTTCAATAGCTGAAGAATCAATTGTTTCCGGCTCTGCCGTAATTCCGCCAATTGAATTAATTCTGTTTAATTTTGTAAATGACGATGGCTTTTCACCGCTTGTAGTTTCTACACCGTAACCAAATGTAATACCTAATGTACTAACACCAGCTAATGCCATAACTTTATACCTCCATAAAAAATCGTAAAAAAATAAGAGCATTTCTGCTCTTTACAACACATCATTACCGCCAACTATTCGGCGGTACCTTGATATATTTCTGAATACTTCATCATCGGAATTATCTGGGAACGGTTCACCGATCATTTCGTATCTCATGCTTTTCATTATTTCGCAAACAACATCCGCCACTTCCTGTGCGTGGCGTTCGCTTACATTGTCAAATATTTCAATCTGAAATGTGGATAATATTGCATTTATTTCTGTACCTTCAAGTGTTTGTCCCGCTTCTCCGCCTTGCATACGTTTCACCAATACAGTCGGAAACTGCGGTTCTTTAGGTAAGCTCTGTTCAGTAGAAAAAAACAAATCGGGATATTTAGTTTTCAATCTTTCTGTGGCAATTGTCTTTATTCGAGTAAAAACAATTGACGGTATATCACTTATCCACATTACTTAAATACCCCCTTGGCAATCTCAGGAACCAACGCAACCAAATCTAATGCGGTTTCATACATAAATGGTCTACTCGGCATACCTTCTGTGAAATAAACCAGTCCATCTCTTTCGTAAAACCATCCATATCGTCCGTCTGCAAGCTGTCTTATCGTTTGACCGCTCGCATAATCCCATTTGACTCCCGGAGGAAACGGATACGGATATGGACTGCTACGCCCCACTATACCGGCACCAAACTCCACATACACAGCGTGTTCGGAATCTGTAACAATACAAAAAACAGCACCGAATTTTTTGGACGAAACGTATGCACTATGAATACTGCTTATCAGCTCGCCCGTGAATATTGCATCCAATTCAGCAACATTCATTCTCGCAACCGGAACACCAGCTTCCGCCAGCAATCTTGCCAATTCACTTGCTTTATACGACAAGCTGTTTTTATACTGCGTTAATTTGTTTTTAAGCTGTGCTACACTTGACGGCGATAAAATATCCACTTTAAATCTTTTCTTCGCCATATAACGACTACACGCGCTTTCCGAGTATATATTTCAACCCATTTAGACTTGGCACCTTTTTAAGCACCTTATAGTCTGCTGAATTTGGGTCTGCACTCTGATTTTCCGTGTCTTTATATCTGACATTGTTTTCAAACCACACAACACTTGTTTCCGATATGTCCGCTTCGCCTTTATCAAGAATCAATACGGCATCATAACCCGATGAATCAATACCGTATTCGGTTTCGCTTGATTCATCCCCAGACATTGTTATATTCCCAGATACATCAACAGCTTTTCCATATGACATTTCGTAATTACCAGTTTCTACAGGCGTTTTTACGCCGTCAATTTCTATGTATTTTATATCGCCGTTTTCATCTTTTTCGTATATCGGAACAAGTCCTGTTTGATTTGCGTAATATATTGTTTGCTTATTTTTTCGTAGTGTTCTCAAAATAAACACCTACTTTTTATTTTGTGACCATGCTTGATGTACTCCTGTACTGGCAAGACCACTAACGATACCGACTGCAATTGCATTAAGCACATCATTTGCCGGAAAGTCTGGAATAACATACATTCCAACAACCCCTAAAACACCGCCAGCAATTCCAACAATAACCGGTATCAATTCATCTTTTACCTTTGCAGATGCTTTTGCCGCCATTCCAATTAAAAATGTAATAACGACAATTGCAAGAACTGTACCCATCTGAGTAATATCTACCATTGCTATATCCTCCTAATCACGAATATCAAGGCGTTCTATTTCTTCTTTTAAATGAGTAACCATACCGTTTCCACCAAGCGAATGATACGCTTCGTACATTTCAAGGAAATTTTGTATTCCATGCGTGGTAATGTATTTTCGTTCTATCCATTCCTTGTGATATTCAATAAGTTTCACTCTGAGAAGTAACATAATGCCCTTGTCGCTTGCGCTTCTTGCTTTTTTCTGGTCTTTTAAAAGCCATACGATATAAGACAGCAATATAGGCAGTGCGACTGTTATAGCTTGCATAATTATTTCTTTCATGTATAAATACCTCAAGTTCCATCCATTAAAAAAGAACCTTAACAAAAGAAACTACACCGTTTAGGATTTTTTCTCTGTCAACCCATGTTCTACTTACTGAGTTTTCACTATGGCTTGACTGGAATTCTGCCCCTATCTGGTTGTAATCGTATAATGCAAGATTCTTAATTACAGAATAATAATTATATAAATCGCACTGTATCATTTCTTCTGAGTACGATGTCGCAGTATAATTTCTTCTGAGCCTTACTTCACGTATTGCATTTTTTACTTTTGATTGCAAGACCGCTTCGTTAAATGTAGGCTCGTCTTTTAATTCAATTGTCAAGTCATTAACAATTTCTTTTTGGAGTTCTACATTTTTCTCGCTCATACCTTAAACTCCTATAAACCAAACAACTCAATCAGAACCTTTTTTAATTCCACGCCGGTCATCTCTTCCGCGTTTTCTACGCTTTCAGCCCTGGCCAGTTTTCTAAGTTCTGATGTTGACATCTTATTGATGTCTGTTTTTTTGTATTTGGTTTTTTCTTCTGAAATAAGCATAATAAGCGGTTTTTTTTGCCTATTCTTGCTTGTCGATAATTCTTTAAGTCTATCTTCACTGACTTTTAATCCGTTGCGGGGGAAAATATCCCCCACATTATACGGATGATTAAAGTCTTGTAAGTCTGTGAAGTAACGAATTACCTTATAACTCATTTTTACCTCTCCCGTTTATACAATTATGCGCCTGCGCCGTTTTCGTCATCTTCACCGCCTGCGCCGTTTTCGTCATCTTCACCGCCTGCGCCGTTTTCGTCATCTACAACTTCTTCGCCGATTGTACCAACAACCACACCATCGATACGCTCAGCAAACAATACGATACCAGATACAACCGTATCAGATGCAGTCATATTTGTATAATCCGGTGTTTCATGAATGCCAATAAGACCGGTTTCATCTGATGTAAATTCAAATGCTTCATTAAGGTCCGCTCCATTTACAGGAATGTAATATAGTACAAGGTTGTCAGCTGCTGTAGCGTAAATCTTTCCTTTTGGAACAGAACTGTTGAAAATCACAGTACCCAGACCAAGAAAATCTTTTACATATTTCATACCGAATGCATTTTGAAGTGAAATGTTCGCAGTTGCTAAATAATCAGCTACGTCAAGCGGATTCATAAAATATACTGCCTGGATTTCATCATCTTCAAAAAGGACCTGAAGCTGTCCCCACGCTTGCGCAAGCGTTGCCTGGAATGTTTCTCCGTCCGCTTTTCCTGTACCTGTAGCTACAAAATCAAAAAATGCTTTTCTTACGCCCTTTTGAATGTCTTTAAGCATTGCATCTTTTGTCATAACTACTGCCTGATTATAACCTTTTTCGATAATTGCTTCTGCTGATGTAGCTTTTCTCCACTTCTTCAGCGTGATTTCTTCAAAATCAACAGGCTCTGTCACATATTTAGATAACGGAATAAGATCGCCTTCTGCTACATTTCCATCCTGTAAAGTTCCTGTCGCTTTGTACGCTTTTAATACAGTACCTGCAACCTTTGGAATTTTTCTAGTTACGCCAAGGGCTTCCATAAGTTTTTTAATACTTTCACCAAAACGATAAGTGAAATCAATCTCTCTTGCTCTTGCAAGGTCTTCTTTTTTAATTAAATTTTCTTCTGCCGCCATTTAATTATCCTCCATTAAAATAAGTGTTGATTTTCAGCAATTGCCTTAACTCTTTCAGCGTGATCGCCAATCGCCATAATTTGCTCTTTTGTCATTGACGAATATCTGCCATGCTGCACACGTGGTCTTTCTTTTAACCACTTAGCTTCGGCTTCGCCAACTGCTTTTTTACATTCAGCTGCAATAATTTGTGCTATTGCAGAATGATCAGCATCGGAAACCGCTTCGATCAACTTTTCTACAGTTTTTTCATCCGAAACAGCCTTATACGCATTAACAGCTTTTATATGGTTTAACTCTTTCTTTAAGCTGTCTCTCTCTTCATCTGCTATTCTCTGTGCTTCTTTTTGGGCTTCTGCTTCTTGCTCTTCTGCCGTTAGTTTTGCTCTTAGCTGACGCTTCATTTCGGCTTCAGACTTGCTAAGCTTATCATTTGCAGTTTTATATTTTTCTGCATCAGCTTTAGCAGTGGCCAATTGCGCCATCAATTCTTCAACTGTAGGCGTTGTTTTTGTTTCCTGTGTTTCTTCTGTTGTTACTTTGGTTTCTTCTGCCATAACCATTTACCTCTTCTTTCTGCGATTTAAGTCTTCTCTGACTTTTGCGTGATTTACGACATTCTCTTGTCGAATATAAAAAGCACTGGGCTAACCCAGTGCTAAATTATTTTTATTTAGTTTCAATGTTTGGACTGTTATTTATTTGATCAGAATTGTCCGGAGACAACCTGTCTTTATTTGGTTTCTCTTCATCAAGTCCGCCAACAGGAGCATTTTCTTTCCTGTTAAATACACTTTCTAAATACATATGCATTGTATCCCTGCTGTTGTTTGCCACTTGTTGCGGATCATCAAACAAATTAATAGCCATCAACATATCTTTATAGTTAATTCCATGACTTACACCAGTTGCAAATGCATTTATTTTTGTAGTCATCTCGTATGTTTTTTGCCTTTTTATGCTTACTTTTACATCCACAGCCTTAAGACTCATCAACGGATGATTAACTGGAAATCCAGGACATTCTCTTATTGCGTTTAATACAACTTTTAACTCATTTATTTTGAATAACTCTTTTAACTGATCCTGTTTTGTAGCTTCAACTTCTGCTTGAGTCCATCCTGTTGCGTCACTCATTGCAATTCCAGTAGACCCACCGCTATTATCGTTTCTGCTAGGCACATTGCATTTTTGCAATATCAAACTTCTTCTCGTAATGATGTTGTTTAACATTCCAGAATAGTCATAATTTATGGAAAGAGGATTAACAAATGGAGTTTTTCCATCTCTTGATGTGAATGTAAGCATCCAATCATTTGTTTTCGGCTTTATAACCTTTTCTTCCGTCGTTCCGTCTTCATTTCTAACGATTGTTTTCGGAAAATCCACATCATTTGCGTGCCAAACAGCCTGTGTGTTTTGTTCCACATCATTTGTAAAATCTGAAATCAGCAAATTTAAATTATCCATTTCAGATATTTGTCTTTCAAAACAACCCATTCTGTCATATGATCTAAACCATTCCGTAATAGGAAACTCACCTATTGGATTTTTTTCTCCACTTTTCTGTTTGTGTTCAAAAAGATTGTTTAATTCATATCTTGAATCTTTTGTAAAACAAGAATATTGTTTCTCGCCTTTTTCATTGCATGAAAAAGACACATCTACCATCGTTCTTTTATCCACATGGTAACTGGATTTTATCTTAAAAGTACAACGCGGGTCTAATGTGTCGATGGTAAAAGGGCTTTCGCCTTCTTTATATTCCGTATTGACATCTATGTATGTGTACCCAAGTCCGCATATCTCCACATATCGTGCAAGTTCTTGTTGCTTCGCTCTATTTCCTTGTATTTCATAAAATATGTTCAGATCAGAAACAGCCCTTGGTATGTTGTTATCAGTATTTATGTTTTCTCTCATTACAAAAGTCATCGGATTTCCCCAACCAAAATTCAATTTAAAATCCGATATTTCATTTGCAACATTATCAATACACTCACAATCAATATCTGGACGATAAGACTTTTTTCTTTTAATTGGTTGAATCCCAGACTCATACATCAATAAGAAATTCATCATTGCAACATTTTTTTCGTGCTCAACCATAGCTTTCCTTACAATGTCACCAATATTTTCTCTTGTTATAATTTCTTCATCCGTAAATATTTCGACTCTTCCAAACACTTTATTACCTCGTACCAGCTTTCAAACCAGAACTTGATGTTCTTGGCGGAATTTTTTTAATTTCCGTTTTATCAGATTCCGGGTTGTAAACTATTCTTTTATTGCATTTCTTGCAATTGTTTCCAATAATCATTGAATGTCTTCCGTCATAAGTCATTACTTTTCGACCGCACAACGGACAATATATTGTTTTTGGTCTTATTTTCTTTTTCATAAAATCACCCATAAAAAAGACACCGGTTTCCCGATGTCTTTAAATTAAACAATTTCTTCAGTTTAAACATTAACACATTTTGTCGTTGCAATCGTTGCAACTTTAATTGTTTTGCATAAATCTATGAAATGATGACTTGACACCGTTTTCTGTGTTGCCACCACCCATCCGATTTGCCACCTGGATCCATGATAAATTTTCAATAAACTTTAAATTTATGATTCTTCGCATTCGGCTATCGTCTATACTGGATATAAATTCCTCAACATCACTTATTTTTTCTGTGATTTCAAATTCCAGTATCTCTAAAATGGACTTTCTCTGATTTAACATCAGTTTTTTTGATAAAAGTTCAGTTCTTTTTTTCTGGTATTCTTCAGTCGGAACACCTTCAACGGTAAAACTTTGAATCCCACCAAGCCCACCACGGACCTTATCTTTTACCACTTCTCCATCTTCAATCTTTTTTATTTTTTCTTCAAGTTTCGGAATCCGATCTTCCAAATAAGCTATTTTATTTCTAACTTCTTCTTTTTCTTTCAATAAATCAGAGTATTGTGTAAGAATTTCCTTAGTAATCATATACGCACCTCCTATAAATATCCGTGCATAATTTTGCTTTCTCTTGGCGTGCTTCTCATTTCATTCTCCAAAAGTGCAAGTGAATCCGGCGCATCATCATGTTTTACTTTTCCACTTCTTGTCATAGTTGTAAGTTCGCGCATGAACTTTCCGTATTGACTATTTCTTTCGTATTTGCTTTTATCCAAAAAATAATAATCACGAATTATGTTGTCCCTGGCATTTTCCATTCTCGTTATTTTGTTAGCACAATTAAATTTATACCGATCACTACAACGACCACCCAACTTTTTCACTATGTCAATTACATCTCGACCAAAATATTCACCGGCACTATTACTTTCAAACACAACCGTTTTTACATTGTGTTTTACGATCGCATTTGCACATTCCGGTTTTGTATGTTCAACACCGGAATTGTCAAATACAACATCGACTATAAACACTTCATTTCCGTAAACATAGGCTATTGGCATTGAACAGCTATCATCGCCTTTATCAGCACAGTCACACGCTGCCATAATCGCATCCGGTTCTCTATCAACTGGCAATTCCGTGAAATATTTCAGTTTATCAGCTGGAAACATTCGTCCTTTTGCTTCAAATGGTTCTTGCTGAAACTCTGCAGCCCATGTTTCTTCCGTTACAAGCATTCGTTCCTTTCGGTAATAGTCCGTTGTAAATATTTTTCTGCCCTCTTTATTAGTGATTTCCCAGTTACTTTCATCTGTGATCGGGTCCAATGCTGGTATCGCGACTTCTCTCCATCTCCATCCGAGTTCGTCTGCTTTTCCTTGTAAATAAGTTATAGGGTCATACAAACTATACTTTGTTCCCTGTATGATTATCGGAGTACCTTCGATTCTTCGCCCCATTACGTCATCGGTAACTTTTTCACAAAGAAAATCCAATCTGTCTCTGTTTCTCGCTTCTTCATGATTCTTAACGCAGTCATCTATGTACAAAAGAACATTAGCTTCAGTATTTCCGACAATAGAACCGTCAATAGGACGACACGTAAATGTGGCAAATCTTCTTTTTTTACCAAGGTGTATAGTCATTTCATCGGCATTTTGTCCGACTTTTACAGCATCTGGGAAAATATTAAGGTATCTTTTATACATGCCTTCATCGTCAAAAGTTTCATTTATTCCACCAAAAAACGATTTAACAAGCCCTTCTCCTTTTCCAGTGGCGAATATACTGCCATCCGGTTTTCGACCGCCCATCATAAGACTTAATCTAAGCCCCGATGTCGTTTTTCCTGTTCTTTTAGGCTGAGATACCGATAAAAAATCAAGCTTTCCTTCATAAACTTCCTGATAAGCACCTATAATCGGTTTTAATCTATCTCTTCTAGGCAAATAGAAACGCTTATATGGATCCTTTTCATCACATTCAAGATACAAAAAGAATGAATCCACTAAATACGGTGCTTCATAACCGACAACATCATAAAAATCGTTTATGACTTTGTATTCCGTCTTGTTTTTGGCACTGAAAACTTCCAAATCAAGAAGTGTACCGCCTGTTTGCTTCATAACCAGTTGATTTAAGAACGATTTTGCATTTTTCGATACTTCAAGACCATTTGTTATATCTTCTTTTATTGCAAACTCGCTGGCCATACAGTACGCTTCCACAAGTTCAGCAGACAATCCATACCTGTCATAATGCTGCTTGTACCCGTCTAATGTTGTCTGTAATTGTTTACTAAACATAAAAAAGGCACACCACCTTTCTTTTAAATAAAAAAAGTAATGCGCCATTTTGCATTGTTCATATCACTCCATATCGGATATGCTATCTCTATTCTGTTATCTACATACTACTTTTTTTGAAATTTCCGCAACACTTACTCCTGTAGATGTTTTTCTGACTTCCACATCTCTTCCCCTGTGTAATGCCTTTGCTATCGCATCAGCATTTTCAATAATTTTTAACTTCAGTTCTTTTTCGCTCATGATAAAGCACCTCCGTTTTTGTAAACTTTAAATCCCTGTTCTTCATATTTTTTTACTGCTTTATCAAGTCCCGACTTTGTTTTGTATCTATGATTTTTTAATTCGCATATTCCTTCTTTTTCAACAGCATATATTCCATACGGAACGTATTTGCTTGCAGCTGTTAAAACTCCGGCTTTTTGCGACTTATCCATTTCGTACACTGTTCCGTTAATTATTACTTTCAAAATCCATCTCCATAATCATTCTATTAACATCTCTAAACAATTCCGTATCAAGAATCATATTTCCACCAGCATTTGTTGTTTCACGAATTACCCAATCATAATACCATAATGCTTTTTTCAAATCCTGTTCTTTGGAATTACCGTCTTTCTCTCCAGCACGATACAAATACTTGTATGTATTCAGCAAACAAAATACCGAAGTTTTAAATAATCCGTATCTTTCATGCATCTCTACAATGCATTCTTTCCTCCCTGGTTTGTTATAGTGTGTCGTGTGGTTTACGTTATTTTTCATCAAATACCCTCGCAAAATTTTCCATATCATACGTTTCTCTTATGTGATCAACACACTTCTTCAGATTTTCTTTCAAAAATTCGTCCGTAATCAATTCCGGATGCAATGTGTAAAACGCACAAGAATTTTCATTTCCGTGTTCTTTCCATTTTCGATAATTAAATGTCATTGTGAATAATGGAATCATGGTCAAATCTTTTGTTTTTCTTCTGTAGTACCAGTTAATTAGTTTTTTAATCATTCCCATGCACCTCATTCCAAATATCGCAAAACTCTTTAAATTCTCCCACATCCATCAATCGTGCAATTTCTTCTTTGTTCGACACGTGTACAATCGCCGCACCTTCAACATTTGGAACCGCACAAATCTCTAATTCAACTACTGGATATTCGCCTACGCACTGACTTATGGTATATCCGGCACATCGAACATTATTGCCGTCAATAGATAGTTTTGGCCAATAACCATTTTCTGTTATTGGTTCTATTTTTAACTTGTGCATCAATAATTCCACTCCCCTCAAGACAAAACAATTAAAATCAATGCCGCCACTCCATCGTATATGGTTTTTGTTTCATGTTTATTTCCAGTAAAAAATTTCCACAAAAAACAACCCCAACAATTTTGCAAATAATAGTTCCGATTATTCCAATCAATTCTAAATTCAAACTCCCACCGCCTTATTGTGCTTACAGTAAATCAATAAATGTTCTGCAATCTGTTCAAGTTCATCAACTTCGTATTTTTGAGAAACTGTAGTATCTCCAAGTCCACAAAAAGATTTTTCTATGGGACTTGTCTCTCTTTCGTATGTGAGATTTATCAAACATTCCGCAGCAGATATCGGGTCAAATAGCAAATCATCTTCTTTCGAGGTTATTCCAGCTTTTATTTTTAAAAGATTTTCTTTTACTGCAAGTTCAGATTCAAGTTCCTTTATTTTGTTTTCAAGGTCTTTTCGGTCACATCCATTTAATACCAATTCTTTACCGCAATACGGACAATAATCTATTGATATACATTGCGAACCAATAACAGACTTGTCTTTATATGATATATACTTTTTTTTATTTATTTCAATAATCATCCATCTATAGTTTGGACCTTCATCAATTACTTTTTCTTTTCCATCACAAAATTCACACATACAACACCTCCAGAATTAAATAATGGGCCATGTAGGACTCGAACCTACAATTCCAGGAATCAAAATCCTGTGCCGTACCGTTTTGGCTATATCGCTAATTTTTATCAAATCGAGTGCACATCCTCATAATCATCACATACGAATTTGCATTCCGTATAATCAGACTCGTATTCGCCTTGCTCCTTTGTACATACATATCCGGTTTTCTTTTCGTATTTTCCGTGCTTACACGTTCCACAACATTCTTTTGAATCACACATGATCATTTCCTCCTACATAATTCCTAATTCGTCATATGCCTTGTATATCTTCGGTGACTGTATCGCAAACCAGTCAATTACCGTTTCATCGTGGCCGATATAACAATCATGTTTCCAGTTGAACCCCAGTCCGCTTTCATACATGAATGCATGTATTATCTCGTGTCGCAACACTTTCTTTTGCATTTCCAGAAAATCGCCGATTCCATTTACATTGTCTTCTCTCAGATAAATTTTCCGACAACTAAAATCGGTTTCTCCGTCAATATCTTCTTCTCCGTATTTCTTCGGCAGTATCGTGTATTCAGTTCCTAAAATGCTTATTGTCTTAAACTCATTTGTTGCTATCATACAGACCCCTTTTTTATTTTTGAAAAATTTTTGAAAGACCCCTTTTTGTTTTTGTCGGTGGTTCGGGGACTTAGTAGGAGGCTTTTTAAAAAGCTACTAGACCCCCACCCGGCTTGTTCCGTTCAGCTTCCCACTGATCCGGAATTTTAATCATGTATTGTAATTACATATCATCTATACGACAAACATATATTTGTCCAATAGATAAACCACTATATCTTGTGGTGTTTATTTTCATACCACTATATATTGATTTTATGGTTTTTTAGCTGTTTTCCATTTGTGCAATCTGCACAATGGTTTCAGGCTTTTTCACTCCCAACTGCGGAAGCTGATCTATTGTTAGTGCTGGACGCTGCGCCACTTCCTTGCTTACTCCTGGAAGATTTAAACCGTATTCCACATTTCCCACAAACATTGTACCGGTAACATGTTTGTTATCTAGCGCATCATCCTTTATTGATTCCAAACGAATATCTTGAACTTTTTTCCAAATACGGAAACTGGTTGAACTTGGCTCCGTGTGCTTCCAGTTGTCTATTGTATCTTTTGGAATATTTGTAAAATAACTAAAACCTTCTGCGGATACGAATTTATTATACATATTACTTAAATAAATATAATAATCGCATATCTTATAAATCAAATCATAATCATAGCTATTGCATGTACTCGGTATCTTATTTTTTTCATAATGATTTAATGTTTTACTTTTTAATATACTTCTGTCGCAAAAAACACGATTGCCAACAAATTGCAAAACGGCCTTCCAAGGTCTCTGACCTTCCATTTTTAAATTGTCAATCTTGAACTTTTGGCAAGCTTCGGCAATTGCTTCTTCTATGTCATTGTCATATATAACTAAATCATCTACATGTAATACTTCCAAATCTTCGCTATAGTTTTCCATGTCATGCTCACCTCCTGTTAGAATTTAAAAAAAGAAAAACGCCCACAGAAAAGACCTGATAATGATCTAATCTGTGAGCGTGCTGCATTTGTTTTTTTGCCGTCCTTGCTCTGTCCATCTATCCGATAAGCTCCGTTGTCCCTCTCACGGCGCCGGGCGGTGGCTGGCGGATTCGAATTAAATTTTCTGATTCCAATATAAACCAATGCTGTTATTATGTCAACCGTTAAATTTATAAAAATTCCATAAACAGAAAAAAGCCCGATCAGCTGCCGGAACTTTCTTTCGTTTTTTCGTTTTTCTTTTTTTAGTATTTTTTTCTTTTTACTTTTTATCTTTCTTTGTATGTATTACTTTATAGACTAAGATATACGTTATCTAAGTATGTAGTATATTAATATATATAATATATAGTGTATTAATAATAATCTACTGTATATAAATATATACTGTATTAATTAATATTATAAATAATATACTGTATTAATAGTATTTACTTATTGAAGAAAAGAATAGATAAGAATAGAATAGAGGAGTCGTACGACTAAGTCGTACGATGTCAAACGATAATCGTACGATTATTTAAAAAGCCTTATTTTACAATGGTTTTAACTGTACGGAAATCACCAAAAAAGACACAAAAACGGCAAAAAAAGCGGTCAAAATGACGGAAAAAACGGGTCAAAAATTACCGCATTTTCAACCGCATTCCAACCGCAAAAATTAGATAATCGTTTTTAGTCGTACGATTTTTTCATATCCTAAAATGGGCAACCGTTTCCATCTTCTGGAACTGCTCCGGGTTCAGCTGCTACCGCTTCCAGGCGTTCCAGATCGGCAAGGACTAATCTATTGATATAACCGTTTAAGCTTTCTCCTATTCCCTTTATCCGTTCTTTCGTTCCTTTTGGTAACGTAATAGATACCCGATCAAAATTATTTCTTATATATTCATTTTGGTTTTTATACTGTCTCTGAAGCCGTTCTACTGCTTTTTGCGGGTCTATAGTCATTTTCATATCCTCCAAATTCCTTTATTAATTAAAATCATTATATAAATTATATTTTATAAAGTCAATAATAAATATTTTATTAAAATATATTACATAAATACAATTTAGGTATTGACTTTCTTATATTTATGTAATATTATTAATGTAACAAATAAACAACCCGAACGGAGGAAAACAATATGAATAAAACAGCTTTATTATTAACAGCATACGAAAGAGTTGGAAGCGTAGGAACAGCGGAATACATCGAAATGTATATCGATGAAATGGAAGTAACGGCAGACATGATTGGAGATTACAACGAATATCTCAGCGAACAGGGATATGAACAGTTTTTTGATGATTTAGAAATGATGCTGGACGGATTCCAGCCGATGGATGTAGCAAGAATGACATTCTACGGAGATTTTAGATTTGCGGCAGATTTTCATAGATTTAACGGATACGGAAATATAGACAGCTTTGAAGAATATGAAGTTGTTAGAGAAATGAGAAATGATCGTGATTTTCTACAATGGTACATCCTGCAAAATGATTTGATTGACTTTGATTCGATAGATGAAATTATTGAAGAGGCTAACGAATTAATAGATGCAGGATATTAAATTCAAGAATAAGCCGTTGCGGCGGCGTTAAAAAGTCCATTAGGCCGCAAGCGTTCAGCCCTCCGGGGCTTCGGTATTGAATTATCGGAAAAATACGGCGTTAAGCTGGAAATTGAATAAAGCAAAAGCCCCGTATCGGGTCTTTTTATAATGCAGGCGTGGACGGTTCCAACCCCGGGAAAATGCAGAGGATAGAAAAAAGATGGAGGTTTTTATCGCATGGAAAAAACAATTAAATTGCAAGGACTTTACGGACAGCAGAAAGCAAAGCCAGTTAAAGAGTTGAAAATTGGGGACGTTATCAAATGGAATTATGGATATACTAGCACGGTTGTAGAACTGATTCCAACCAAAACAGGGAAACAGATTACATGCATGTTGAAAAGCGATCAAGACGGAGAAATTAGACCGCGCCGAATGGGTTCTGATAGACTGGTTGCAATCGCTTAAAATTATAATTGAAATACTGGGGCTGTCTGTGATATGATAGCCCTATAATATTATTGTGTGCTGTCTGTGGGCTTGTAAACGCCTCATATAGGCGTTTTCTTGCGCTACCCTATGACAGGAATATAAACCGCCTTTTGTCGGTGTTTGCTGGATGGCCGTGCGTTCTTGTGGTTTACATAATACAATCAACCTTGTATGACAAATATGAACTTTTTGTAAACGAACCTAAAAATCAAACAAAAACCCAAGAAAATTTAGGATTATTTCTGAATCGATTTTCCTATAAAAAATAGGTACCGGGGGGGGGTACAAAATTTCTTGCAATTTTTTTGTGGTATTTTCGAAAAAAATTTTTTTGATTTCTGAATTTTGAATCGATACCCACGGGGGTATCAAAAAACGATGCTTTAAAATAGAAATAGCACCCGAAGGTGCTATTTTATCTCCTACCATGAACAAAAACTTTCACATCATCATATCCATCATATGCGTTTAATTCTGATGATAATTTTGCTCCCGGTTTCAATTCACTATCATCATCTGTTATGTATGTAAAATCATAACCGGAAACTTCACCATTTTTAAAGAATAGCGCGTATGCTTTTACAAATTCTGCTGGCTCATCTCCGTTATTGGTGCAAGTTATTATAACTTTTTCATCGGTTCTTGATTCTTCTACCGATACATCGTTTTTCACAGATGTAAAAGATTTATCCTTATCAACCGTCATTGTATATTCAAAACTTTCAGCATTTTCACATTCATAAAAATAATTCTCTAATAAAACTTCCTCTCCCGGAGCCACTCCAACTTCATAAGAATCAGTAGCTCCTATAGTGTTTCCGTTAGAATCTTTTGCAATAGAATTAACATTTATTTCCACAGTTTCGTCAGATGTGTTTAAGATTTCTAAAAAGTATAATGTAGTGCCGTAATCGTCTTTGTATACATATTCCGTTATTTCCATTTGTGAAGCTAAATCTTTTTCTTCCGTTTTGACATCAATAACTTCATTTGTTGAATTTGTTACTGTTGATTCTTCATCTGTGCTTAAAAGGGATAAAAACAGAACAAATACACCAATACCTATAACAGAACAAACGATGCCACCTATAGCAGTTCCATGTTTCCTGTCTTTTTGAGTAAGTGCAACAATTGATAAAACCAAACCTATTATACACGGAATAATTCCAATAACAATAATTGAAAGCATCAATCCAATTATTCCAAGTATTAATCCAGCAATACCCAAACCGCTTGTCTTTTTGTTTTCCATTTCTATGACCTCCAACTTGTAAAATATTTCCAAAATTATACCACTTTAATAAACAATGTTCAATTAAAAAAGAAATGACATCCGAAGATGCCATTTCCCATTTGGAATCTTTTACCTAATTGGAAACGATGGTCTTTATTTCCAAGGGGTTCCTTAAACAAATTAACACAAATATGATTTTTATGCAATCTTTTTTAACACCATAAAAAGTTCATCAACAATATTGAAAATTTCATCTCCATAAGTGGCTATGAAGTCACAAAGAAATTCTTCCTGGTCAATATCAATGTGAATGTCGTATGAAAATACCGCACAATGGCACACTTCGTGAATGAAAACCTTGCGTAAAAACGCACCAGATAATAAATCGGACAAATATACGCACCTTGTTCCAAAATCGCTTACACCGACCGTATACGAGCCGTCGGAACGTCTTAAATTGTCGCTATCCGGTCTACAGAAAACAATATCCCATTCAATACCATTAATAGCAAACATAAAACCACCTACTTTCAAAAACAGGGGGGCACAAAGCCCCCTTAACCGTATGGAAATATATACCTTTATGAGATTTTTTGAGCCATAGTCTGTAATTTGGTTTTCAACATGGTCTTTTCTTCATTGGAAGCACCGGAAATCATTTCAGAAATATCGCTGCCAAGTTCTGTCATATACTCTTCCAGTTCTTTCATTTTTTTCTGCTTATCTTCCGCAGTGTTTCCCTGATGCAGTTCTTTAGTTTGCATATAGTTGCGTCTCATCATCCCAGAACGACCTTCGCGGTAATCACGTTCTCCGCCATAGTTACGTGAATTGCCACCACCGTTCATTCCACTAGTTGAACCACCGGACATATTACCACTGGATGAACCGGAACCGCCGTTTGGATAGTACATTCTACCCATTCCGTAGTCCATATCTCTCATGTGTTCCATATCATCGTAATGTGGAATCATTTCTTCATAACCGCGTTTACGGCTCATGTATCTACCACGGCTGTCGCGTCTCTGACCACGATAATATCTGCGCTCTTCCATCGGTCCATTTTCATCATAATCTTCACCATATTCGGACCCTTCCATAGCAACCGTAAGCGTGCGGTAATAGTGAGCTTCTGACAAGTCCTTAATCATATCAAAGACTTCTCCCATTTCTTTGGTATCAACCTGTTCAATACCTTGCTTATCAAATTCTGCTTTTGCACATCCGACAAGCAACTCAATCATTTCATGCATTTTTTTAATATCACTCATTGCTTCACACCTCCTACGCGCCCGCTACCGGTGCGGTACCGTCAATAGCTGTTAAATTGTTATTTGGTGCGCAGCATACTTTTCCTAATAGTTTGAAAATTCCTGTTGTCGCACTTGTTTCTACTTTGGTTGCGTATTTTGTTCTTGTTCTGATACTGCAAGCTGTTGCTTGTGTGCAATCGCACTTATTCAATGGGTAAAGTTCCGTACCGGCACCAATCTGAATGAATACTGGTGCCGTTATTGTAGTTGTGTCTGGAATTGTCTGAGCAACCACGATACAATATTTACATCCATCGGAATAAGCACCTTCTGGAATCGTGATAACAAGTCCAGTTCCGTCGGTAAACGTAACAGCTGTGCTAATAATCAATCTATCGCATAAGCGACATACATTTTTACATGCCATAATAATATCCTCCTGTAATCAATACAGGGCAGACACTAAGTCCGCCCCATAGAATAATCAGCCCCTATGGGCGAGTTGTTCAATTGTTAGGCGCATCCGCAACCGCCGTAACCGCTAAATGTGCCACAGCCATTTGTCGGGAATGTAACCTGTGCCGGCGGCTGTACTACATATGCCGGAATCGGGCAGTCATTGCCAGTTCTGCGAATAATCTCCGCAGTTCTAGCATCAAGTGCAGCTGCAAAGTATGCATTCTGCTTTAACGCCTGATTTTCAGCCTGTACAGTTGCCAGTTTATCCTGTACTAAGAAGTCAAGGATACTTTTTGTGCTGTCTGCGATTGCCTGGCGTGTTTCACAAGCCTGTGTTGCCATGTTGTAATTGATTCCGTCAATTGCACGCTGAGTCTGGCAGCAACAATCAGAAATCTGATGACCAAGGCTGTTAAATCCACTCTGAACATTGTAACCAAGGTTACAGATCGCATTGTCCACACCGTGGAACCCGGTTGTTATTGTGTTATTCAGCGCATATGTGCTGTCTGCAAGACCATATGTCTGCTGGTCTAATTTAGAGATTAAAGTCTGCTGATCTACAGCCGCTCTAACATCTGCCTGAGTAGCGCAAGGTTCTAAACGTCCACCGCCGCCAAAACCACCGAAGCCACCAAATCCATTGCCGCCCCATCCGAGCAATGCAAGGATTATGATAAGACCCCAAAGACCATCGCCGCCAAACATACCACCGTCATTTCCATAACCGCCATAAACAGCTGGAGCAACCGGCATTGTAAATCCTGTGTTATTGTTGAACATATCGTTGTTCCTCCATAAAATATATTTACAAACGGAGAAACCGGTTTTTTGTGCGCACAACTCCGATATGTACTACAACTTAAATTTTGATTTTAATTGATTCATAAACTGGTTGGCATCTACGCCACGTTCTTTGCACATGTTTTGTGCCATTTCATTTACTGCTTTTGAATCGCCTTTCTGATACAGTTCGACTGCATTTTTTGCGATAGGATTCTGCATTATGAAACTATTGCTCATAATGTTTTGTAAAATCTGCTGTGGATTCATGTTAAAAGGATTAATCATCGGACACACTCTCCTTTTTTGCCGCGCGTGCTGGTTTGTTCAGTTTGTCAATCTTTTCTGATAATTCGTCAAGTCTTTGCATAATGCATTCTACAAGCGCGTTATCCGCTTGTATTTGGCTTTTCTGTGATTCATTGGACATATCCTCGATTACTGGCTTAAAAGTCAATATTTGAGTCGTTCCGTTAGGCATCCACTGCTTTGTGTAAATCTCGCTTCCGTCAGCCTTCGGGAAGTAATACAAATTCCCATCCATCGGAATATCTGTAGATCTGACTATATCAATACTTTCCACAATCTTTCCAGTAATAGGATTCTGATTAGTCTGTGGCATCTGCTGATTCTGCATCTGCATGATACGGTCCATATACGGAGTCTGATATTGCTGCATCTGTGGATATGACGGTTGATACATCTGATTGTTGAATTGTGGATAACTATTCATCGAATAATTCGGAAATTGTGGCATATGGGTTTTCCTCCTTTATCTCTAACAGAGCATCCTGGAACACTCTGATCATTTCACTTATGTTGAATACGGGTATTCTTCTGGTCCGTAAATCAGAATATATTTTTTCAATTAATTTATCGGAAAACATATCGCATACCTCCTCATGCCTAAATAATGGCATAAAAAAAGAACATTGCTATTCAATGTTCATCCAAATAAAAATATAAAATTTATGCATTTTTTGATTACTTTTGCAAATTTAAGAAATCGGTCACGGGACGCCGTGATTACCTGTGATTACTTTTTTGATTAATTAGCGATTTTTCTGGAAAAGCAACACCACCCAGAATACTCCTTTCTTCCAGTAAAATCAAGGGTTTTCAGACTTTGGTTTACATAAAAAAGAAAGCTGATAACGGGAGTCGAACCCCGAACTAATTCCCTAAAACCCAGTAAAATCAAGGGTTTTCAGCTTTTGTCTGTGATTACCTTGATTACTTTTTGATTAATTTTAGTCAATATGATATCGCACGTTTGATTTGCTCCTTTTTCTCTTCTTCGGATAGATTATCAAACGAGTAATAGCTTCTTGTAGTGGATATATCTTTATGACCCATTTGCTTCATTATCAATCTTTCGTTCACATTTGCATTTATCAATTTAGTCGCATATGTTTTTCTCGCTTTATGTATCGATTTCGGAACTATATTTAGTTTGTTACATATCCGATACAACTTATGCGAAAAAACATATTCTTTTATTCGATATCCGTGAGAATCTGTAAATAGATATTCCGAAAAAGGATTTATCTTTTTTATTTCGTTAAGAATACAAATGCACTCGTCACTTATTACAACATCTCTATATCCGGCTTCCGTTTTGGGGGCTTCTCTTATTTCATACACTGTACTTCCATCATCAATCTTATAATGAATTTCCGTCTTTGTAATGTATATTCTTCTCCTCTTTAGATCGAAATCCTTATAAGATAATGCAGCTAATTCTCCAGAACGCAACCCCGTATGAAACGCAAGTAAAATGCCAAGATTTACGATGTTTCGCTTACAGGAATAAATATATTCAACAATTTTATTTACTTCTTCATTTGTGAATACTTCTTTTGAATCTGTGCGATATACTTTTTTAAATAGTTTAGATGATAATTCCAAATCGCCCATAAAATTAGTTATACTTATTTTTGTGTACCCTTTTTTCTTTGCGTATTTGAATAATCCAACTATAATAATCCGTAGGTTTCCCCATGCCTTTGCGGTCAATTGTTTTTCATGTATAGTTTGTCTAATGAAGTCTTCAAGTTCGTCTTCTGTGATATATTGAAATCTTATTTTTGATATTTTTGAACCATCTATAAATCGGTTAAAATCCATTTCGTATCTATCATATGTCTGCTTTTGTATTTCTCCATACTTCAATTTTCCATCAATCCATTCATAAAATACTCTTTTTAAATATGGTGCGTTTTCGGATTCTTTGTAATGGTTTACAACAGCATCAATGATAGATGATTCTGTTTTTCTTTTTATCAGCCGCCTTCCTCTATTATATTTTTCATCTGGAAGATACGTGTACCAACTACCGTCTTTTCCTTTCCAGATTTCATTTTGGTGCATTTCCAGATATTTCAATCTTTCATTCATTTCAATCTGCTTCTGGATGGTGTTAATATCAATCATACCATTATCGATTGCATATTTCAATAATTCACTATTTGATAATTCCATCAACACCACCCTTTCACAGTTTTTGTAATTTAAAGCATATTGTCTTTATCCTGTTAGATACAGTTCCAACAGAAATATTGCATTCAAATGCAATTCTCTCTTTGTTTCTACCTTTTGACAAATGAAAGAAAACAAATTCTTCATCATCAGTCAAATTTAATTGTTCCTTTAAAGATTCAAGTTCCGGCTTAGTCAATGAGGATAAATATTTTCCTAATCTCATAAGCCATTATTCCTTTCAGTTGTTAAAAATCACATTGTTTAGATTTTTTATGTAATCTCTGTGTAACAGAGTGTTTGGACTGCGATTAGCCTTTTCCAGATTGCTCAATCTTGTGTCATAACACTGTTTGCATAATTTTTTCCCGTCTATTGCACTGTCCTTTCCGCAAGAAATGCACAATCCCATTGAAACTCTTAATTGTCTTGAAGTTTTTTCATTTCTTTTATTGTTATTTCTTTGATTTTTTATATAATGATCAATACAATAAACCTTGCTCTTTTTGCATACAGTTTTTCCACAAAACACACACAAACCATTACTTTTTCTATCAGAATATAAATTTTTCTTATATTCCTTGTTTTTCTGCAATCGCAAGGTTTTTTCATCATCTGTTTCTGCCCTTATTCTTTTTCTTGACGATTCAGAATTTTTTTCTAAACATTCAAAACATCGTACTCTTCCTTTTGCGGCATTGTTTTGACCGCATGATACACATATTCCATTTTGTTTGTAGAAGTCGTAAAGTGCTTTATGTGACATCTTTATATCGGGGCAAAATCATGATTTATTGTCCGGACAAATCCCATTTCCCCTTATAATTTTTTTCGTTCTTCTTCTTTGGCATCTAATATCGCCATAGCTAATTTAGCTGGAAATATACCGTCGGTAACTCCCTTGTACTTATCACAAAAATCATTTGATTCTCTTATAAATGAATCCCAATACTCGTCAGTATTATCTGGAATCCAGTATTTTTGACACAACGCCCAAAAGTCAGTAAACATTCTCCATTCCTCTGAGCCTTTTTCAAATCTCATTCCAGCCACATGATCACCTATCCTAACTTCAATTCAAGAAACATTGCAGCATCGGAAAAACCATTGCTATTCAGTTCTTCGATTACTGTGGATAACTTGCATCTGTCAGCCATATCAACTGTAACTTCATAGCTGTTCTGATTTGCTCCAATAGCATCAGAATCAAGATTCATGTCGTATCTCTCATTAAGGTCTTTTGCGTAATCTTCCAAACTAACATAATGCTGTCCAAGCCAGTCAAAATCCATCGCTTGTAATGCAATCTCATTGTACTTATTTCGGAATCTTCTTAATCGGTATTTTCCGAATCCAAATTCTTCATGCAGTGCGTAAAGTGTTGCTGTCAGCATGTTATTGTAAATGTTTTCTTTTATGCTTTCCGACCACTTGTTAATTTTTTCTGTGGTAACAGTAACAGGAACTTTCAATAATCCTCTCATTCGGATTTCTCTGTCAAGTTCTTCAATGCCTTTTTCCTTGACAATATTTCTTGCACGAATCATTCCGTGCATGGTCCATTCAAAAATTTTGTCTGTTTTTGCCATGTTGTTCTCCTAATATTTAATATTCAAATTTCCATGTTCATTAATCCAGTCGATCACTTCTTTGTAATTTAAGCCGCCTTGTTCACAAGGCCGCATAATGTAATCATATTGTTTCGGATGCGTTTCTTTCATTCTCACAAATCTGTCATCACCACGAATATGAGCACCAAACCCGCAAAACATACATCCGGTTCTTTTACAACCAGTCGTTTTCAGTATTGGTATTCCAATATCAAACACACCTAAATCGCTTGATAATTCGGACATATCCATCTGACCGTCCAGCTGTCCCATTGATTTATAATCCTTGACAATTTCACCGTAAACAGATGCTATTGGAATATTGTTTTCATAAATATACAAAAGAACATCTTGTTCAGTCCAAAACGACATCGGTTTACTTTCTGAATGTTTAGAGTTAAAAGAATTACATCCAAATTGTAACCATTTTTGTGTCCTCAGTCTGCTTTCCGTTGCCATTGTTGCAATAATTGGTTTTCTTCCTGTTTTTCTTTCGTATTTATTAGCTGGGGACTTTTTCATTATGTTGCAACAATTGTCTGATATATCAAATGGAGATTCTAATAAAAACTCATATTTCCTCATTGAAAATTGACTTCTATCTGCTGTGTGGTTAGGGATAATCGCCTTTCCTGTTTTGCTTAACATCCCTAAGATAATTGCTACTCTCTGTGGACTTCCTTTCGTCTTTCCCCAATCTTTGTTTAGAATATTCGCCAATTCCGCATACTCTTCTATAGTTGTAGGAATACGGAAGCCTGGGTCTGTCTGTCTGTCTGTCTGTCTGTCAAAATTCTAAGATATTTTTTCGCTCCGTCAACATTGTTAGAAACTTCTTTTGAAATAAATGGATAGCCATATTTATGAATGACTTCTTTAAAATTCATCTTCGGTTTAACAACATCCACATTATCAAAATTTTTTACGAACTGTCTTATTTCTGGATATTCAAGACCAGTATCAATAAATACAGCTTTAATATTAGGATACATTTTTCTTGCAATATCAAGCAAAACTGTGCTGTCTTTTCCACCAGAAAAACTTATGTACACCCCATCTATTCCGTATTCTTCCACCCATTCTTTAATCCTGAGTTTTGTTTTCTCGATCTTCACGGATAATGGCAATGATTGTAGAATCTGCAATTCTTGTAATGTGTGCTTAGCCATAACTCCTCCTATTAATTAAACGGTGTTTCTTCATTAGGTACAACAAATCCATCACCTTTGTACCATCCGTATTCCTTATGAAGATTATCCCCGTCACCATATATTCTTTTTGATCGTTCATCATAATTCAGTGTGTAACCAGTTGTACACGTTTTACCAAATACTCTGTTCTTTGAAACCTTGCATAATCTTTGGGATTCTGATATTTCCGAATCTTTTCCGTAAGAAATTACTATGGACGCAAGATTTATAATGTCAGCAGAACCACTTGTTTCATCATTCTCATTTGTAGAAAAATTGTTTTTTCTCTTATGAGCAACCAATATAATCCACGCTCCATGCCTAAGTGCCATTCTTGCCAGTTTCTTTACGAATAGACTTTGACGTTCATATTTATCAGAACCATGAGATTCTTCCAAATCAATCGCCGTCATAAGGTTATCCAGCAATACAACGTCAACCCCATATTGCATAATTACATTTTCTGTAGTCGTTATAAGACTCTCTTTCTCGTCACCGTCGATTATGGAATTGTCGTATAAAAAGCATCTGTCACGATACCATGCAGCGATTTCAGATTTGTTTGTTTTGGAAACTCTGTAACCTTTATCGCCCCATCTATTCTCAAAATCCGTAACGTGATACGGACCGGCAATTTGGAAATCAATCCAAGACTTAAAAAGATAATTTGGAAGTTCGCCGGAATAAGCAAAACATTTATGTTCCTGTTCCAATGAGTTAATCAGAATCTGACTTGCAAGAGTACTCTTACCTTCGCCAGGCTTACCATGTATAATAATCACGCCGCCAGCCGGTAATCCGCCGTATAACAGCTTGTCGATTTGATTTATTCCTGTTGCCAGTTTTGGAATTTCGAAAATATCCACATCTTCCACATCCGCAAGGTCTATAACCCGTTTCATCGGAACCACAATGGCATTTTCAACACATTGTTTGACTTGCTCCGCTCCATATTTCTGCAAGATTTCATTCGCATCTTTGCAGTCCTTGTAATCCTCGTATCTTACGTGCTTAACCTTTGTTTTTAAACGTCTTGACAATTCTTCTAGCAAAGACATCTTTCCATTTTCATAATCACCAAACACGATCATTTCTTCAAACTTGTTTATCCAGTTCCAACAATAGGGCAACCATGTAAATCCCTGTGCCCCTGTTGGAACCGATACTGCATTATTTATTCCAGCCGTTGAAACAGATAACGAATCAATCTGACCTTCGCATACAATAAGCCTTGTAAAATCTTTGCATTGCTTCATTCCGAATAAAATCGGCTTGCAGTCAGCTTCGCACCATTCCTTGTTTTTATCCTTTGTCTTATCAAAATCCGTCTTGCGATATTTCACAAATTGCATCTTGCCTTTTTCGTCATAGAATGGAAAAACAAGAATATTCGGTTTGTTGTTCCATGTGGTTATCTCATACTCTTTTGCAACTGCTTCCGATATTGCACGACTTTCCAAATATGTAACTGCTTCTGATTTTGGAACTATTGGTTTTTCTGGAGTTTTCAAAGTACGATATTTTTTTCGTGGTCTGTAATATTCGTCCACCTGTTGACCTAGCGAAAAATCAAAGTCTTTCGCAAGTGTAATCATATTTCCAGTAACACCGCATGAAGCACGTAAACATTTATATTGACCTGTTTTAAGGTTTATGGAAAATGTACCCTTATCTTTTTTTGAACCACCTCTACAATAGGGGCAATAGGTAAATCTTAATTCATCTCCATTTCTTCTTGCTGAACCACCTGTTTCTCTTACAAATCTGTACGCATCATCTTGGTTAAATTCATAAATACTCATTGTATCAACTCGCCTTCAAAGTTACTCCAATAATCAAGTGCCGGTTCATCATCTTCTGTATTTTGACTCTGAATCACTGGCTTATTATTAGTCTCGTAATTTTCGTCCAAATAATCCACATATCCACCGTTAAAAAACGTGCTGCCGTGTTTCCAGTATTTCTTGTCTGTATCTTTATTCTCCGCAGAGTATCGTTCAATACACCTTGAAAGTCTCTCAAAGCCCTCTTTAAGCAGTTTTTTCTTTTGGGTAAGAGAAACATCGGCTTTGCCTTTTTTGTTTGGATACAACGCCCACAAACGCTCAAATAAGGCTTCTGATTCGTCTTTACTTACATCTTTCTTCTTTTGTGCTGTAACTGCCTTTTTCGGTTCTTCTTTCTTCATTGCACGTTTCTTGGCTTGATACTCTCTGTCATATTCCAGCTTCTTATTGTAGGCATCCAGCGATTGATATTTGTTCCAGTTCGGAATAGAAATAACACCATCCACAATTTCAATCATTCCGTAATTCTCAAACACTTCAATCGCCGTCTGCACAATCGTTACATTTCTATGGAATATCGTTGCCAAATCTTCAACTGAATACGGCTTGCCGTTTTTCATACAGAAAACACCGCCATTATTCTGTTTTCCAGCAAAGGTGAGCATTTTGAACCAGATTATTTCGATACTGTCTTTATCATCTCTGTTGTCGATCAAAAGCATTTTTTCATCTTCAAAAATACCCATTGAAATTTTAATCCATTTATCGGTTGCCATCATCATTCCACCTTTACAAAGTGTTTCATCATTGATTCTTTCCATTTTGGTGCTGGTTGCTTGTACGGTTCAGGAAGTGGATGCCATGCAACTATATCAACAAGAACTGGGTCACCATTATCATCCCATAACCATATATTTTCATCATAATCATAATAAACAAAGGCATCACACAATGGTCTTTTATCGAATATACTTAAATACGTTGCGATTACTGTTTCAGATATTTTCGTTCTGTTTTTGCGTTCCGGCAACCTCTCACTGCATGGAATCCATTTATCTGTTTTTGTCATTCCTTCAATCAATTCAATAATTGCTTCACATTCGTCTGCTAATCGTAAAATCATTTCTTCCGTACTAATATTGTATATATTTCCATTTAAGTCACACGAATCTTGAATATGATTTTTAGCTCTTATCTTCAATAATTCAATCAACTTTTTTTCATCAATCATACCCCAGCACCTCTTTTATTATTTCGATTGCGTTATCCAAAAGCAATGAACTGCGATAATCTTCACCATCAAGGTATATTTTGTATTCCTTCAAATATTCTTGTCGAATCGCTTCCAACCGTTCCAGCACATCATCAACTGGTTTTCGGGTGTTCCAACGTGCAACAGCTTCTTTATCGTCAACTTCAAAACACAAATGTTGTAGAATACAACCATTTATCTTGTGTGCAAAATAATGACCTTTTCCAACAACTTCCGCTTCCCCACCGCAGAATGGACATCTTTTCAGTTTAGTTTCGCCCATTCTTCCACCTTCTTTCTCATATCCGCACCGCAGTTCGGGCAGAACTTAGTTTGACCAAGCGCTGTAGCGCAGTTGCATTCCGAACAGCGATACACCGGAAAAACCGTACTCATTTCAAACTTCCACTCCCCATGAACCACAGGCTTTGCTTCGATTGTAGGCTGTTCTTTGATGATTTCTTCCGTAACTATAAAACCTTCTGCCAAACCGACAGGATTAAATGCTTTTTTTTCTGCCAGAACATACTTCTTTTCCATAGCTTTAATCAATGCACTTCTGCTTATTAAATCCATACTATTCCCCCTTTTTATAATTCGATATTATCATCAAACATTTTCCTCAAACTGTATGGCGATTCGCTTTCAAGTCCATTCGACAAGTTGTCGCATTCTTCCGTGTGTTCGCATATGTCGCAATCAATATTTATTGATTTACAATATTCGCATAATTCAAGTAGTTTCATACTATTCCCCCATTTCTGCCAGTGCCGCTTCCGCATCTTCTTTGGTGAGAAATATCGTTTTGCCAAAGTCTTTTCTATGACTGCAAATGTAATCCAACTCAGCTACAAAAGTGAATATTTCAAGAAATTGTTTTTCACAAATTGGTTTATCAGCATATCTCGGAATGTCTATTATATCACCTTTACTACACATTGAATCCATACCATAGAAATCAGAATAATGTTCACAATCTGAACAAGCATCTGTATTATTTATGATTTTGTGAACTTCTGTATTTGGCGCACACGGCAATATCCAGAGCAAACCCTGTTCTTCAAGGTCTTCGTATTCGGCGAGTTTACTCCATGCCAATTCTTCCCATTTACATCCGTATGCACAATTTCCAACTACTTCGTGACACTCTTTACTATTAAAATGAGTGCAACACACACCATTTTCATGTGTTGTCTTTCCATACTTTGTCAATCTTTCCATTTACAATACCCTCAACCTTTCTTTCGCCACAAATTGACAACCACATACTTTGCAATCAAAAGCATCGTACAATTTAGGTTCCTTATTTTCTCCGCTCATTGCACCAGCTAAACCACCGGTCTTTTCCGTGGCATAAACGATGTATTTATCGGAAACTCTTGGAATAATTTTACTTCCGCAAATTTTGCACTCATACGTTTTAGGCGTATCCATATTCGGAATAAAAGGTGTTCTTTTCTTTGACCAGTTACTCATAGGTTTCACACTCCTTTTCCTCCAAAACATCTTTTTCCTCATTCAGCAACTGCACGATTTTACATTTACCTTTTTCAACACCTGTGCATTTCCCAACACACATCTTTTTACAGTAATTTTCAAGGAACGATGCAGCACGTATTGTTTTGTCTTTTAGTTTCATGTAACTATTTCCTTTCTATCCATAAGCTGTTTTATTGTCAGACCATCTGCCCATGGCGTATAGTCCATGAAATCACAAGATTTAAAAACAAATCTGTTATTGCACCATCTTTGCAAATGTCTCAAGATATGATTCTTTGGAAGGCTATTCTTTCTGTATATGCGAACATCTGGAAGATAACCTAATTCTCTTACAGTTTTGATTCTGTAAATGTCTTGATCGAAAGTGGTGTCATAATTCGTAAGAATATAAACGATCATTTTGTTTTCATTAACAAACAGTTTTTCTTTTACTTTCTTCAATCCATCGACAATCTTCTTTTCATTCTTCATGGTATCAAAAGCAAAATGAATTCTTTTGATCTTTATTTTGTTTAAAATCTCCAAATTATTGTCATTTACAAACTTTGCATCAAGGCCTTGTGTAAAATCCACAAACGCTCCACTTTCCGATAATTGATTAAGCAAATACATGTGTTCCTTGCAAGCCAGAATATTGGGATCTAATAGTTTTATAAATTTCTGTCCATTCCAAAACTCATATAAATCAGCAACCCTTTTAGAGCATCTACCTTCCTTTTTGCTGACAATGCAAAAATCGCAGTTATTGCAGCAACCTCTTGTTAAAAAACCGTAAGCTGTATTTTTGGTGTGTTCTGGATAAATGGAATAGTCTGGAAACATATGTTCAATTTCATCATTAAGATTTTTATGATTAGCATGATCAAAAATTTCAACACCAGATTCAACATTTATAAAATAGCCTGTACCACCTTTTACAATCTTTTTAGCATTCACATGATACGGATAGTCTTGTGTGTATTCCGCGCCAAATACTTTTGACATATACACAACATCTAACGGCTCACCCATTCCATGTATCAATGGTTCATACCACGCAACCTCATCACCTTTTTGTTTGTGCCATGCAGATATTTTCATCAGTGGAATGCTTGGAAAGTTGTGTCCATCAACATCTATTAGACCAATTTTCATGTAACCTCCCCACATTTCCAGCTTTTCGGGCAAGTGCTAAAATTTCTTCCACACAGTTTAATTAATTTGCACTCGTCACAATCCTTGATTTTCTTTGTGTATTCCGACAATCCCGATATGTATTCTTTTAACATCTTCGATTCAAATTCGGGCGTTGTCTGTTCGTTGATAATCTCTATCATGGAATCACTCCTTTACAAATCATCCAAATGCCACTTGACCATTTATTTGTTCAAAAATAATTGGTGACGGCATCCTTTCTCCTATTTTTAAATAACCGCAATTAGCTTTTACTAATGCTTCTGCCATTACAGGAACCACACTGTTTCCTATTCTCTTTACTTGCTCTACGATTGGATATTTTTGCCAGTTATAGTCGCGATCAATGATGTAATCTCTTGGAAAACCTTGCAACACTTTCAGTTCTTCCGGCTTAAGCATTCTTAAAAAAATATCAGAAATAATATATTTTTCTCCATCAATCTCCACGGAAACATTTACAAGACCAAATCTATCCTTTGTTGTAATAGTTCCAAGTGGTTTTGACAATTATTGACCGCATCCAGTTCCGTAATACTTGATTAAAAACGCACTTATAAGACCAAAATGCCCAGGAGAAGTTGTTATTGTGTGCAGTGGGTCACTGCATGAATGCCCTATTCCAGTTTTATAAAATTTTGTAATAAAAGCAGTAACAAGACCATATCTGTTAGATGTATCAATTGTTCTTATTGGCTCAGTTAGTAACTGACCTCTGGAATCTCCAGCTTTTTGTTCTCCGTGGTATTGAATCATAAATGCTAACGCATCCTTGTTTTTGACTATGTATGGATTTGGATTTTCTATGATATACTTTCTTATTCCATTTGCAATTCTTTTTTGCGTAGCTTCCGCAAGTGGTTTAGGTCTGTCAAATATGCTCTTGCCTAAATCAGACCAATCAATATAATTCCCGCATTCCAACCAGTTCTCTTTTTTATGCGTAACTTCCGGCCATACAATTGGGTTACCATCTCTTCGGAAAATTGCATACCATCTTTTTCTTGTTGTTGGCGCTCCGTAATCTGCTGCTACCAATTCTTTTGAATCAAATCTATATCCGATTGATTTCATGGAATCAATGAACTTATTGTAATCTTCGCCTTTTCTTTCTGGTATCGGACGTCCTTTCTCATCGAGTGGACCCCATTGCTGAATCTCTTCCACATTCTCCATTATTATTACATCTGGAAGAATCTTCTTTGCGTGCTTATAAACTGCCCATGGAAGAATCCTCAATCCTTGCATCCTGGGCTGACCGCCTTTTGCCTTGCTATGGCTTGTGCAATCCGGTGATGCCCACATAAGAGATACGTGTTGACCTTTTACATACTTTTGTAAATCAACTTTAAATATATCCTCAGTCAAATGCAGCGTATTTGGATGATTGGTCTGATGCATTCTAATCGCCTGCGGATCGTGATTAATCGCAATGTCAACCGGTCTACCAAGTGCCATTTCTATTCCAACACTCGCACCGCCGCCACCGGCAAAACAATCAATAATTAATCCGTTCAATTCAAATTATCCTCCTATTGCCATAAAATCAAACAAACTCAACTGACCGGTTTTAACTGTTTTCCTTTTCGTTCCCGATACAATTACTGGTTCTCCGTCAAAAACCTCGTTATAAGCCTTACACGCAGTCCAGTCGGGTTTCCAGTCAGTCTCATGCCCATCTGTTTCTCCATAAATCTTACATTTGCATGTCCGGTCGGACAGTTTCTTACAGTTCGTACATTCACCGCACTTATGACCATAAGAAGTACCGCCCGACCACTGATACATTGCTGATATTTTTCGCATTATTTAATCGTCTCCGTTAAATTTAACTGATAGTTAGTGTTAAAATCGTAAGTGCTAAAATTGGAAGAATCAATGCTGGCTCTTTGTGCTTGATTTTCACCAGAAACAATATGATTATAGTTAATATCAGCATCAATTTTTTTAAAAAAATCAATTCCACATCAAACATCTCCTTCTGCACCACTCAGCAATTCCTTAAACTTATCAAATGCTTTTTGCGATACTTTGTTATTCTGTTTTTCGGGTTTCAAATCGACAACTAAATGCTTTTCGATTATGTGAGACAGTTCCCTTGCAAGGTTTTTCTTTCCTTGCAAGAGTCCATCTCTATAGCCCTTTACTGGCTTGTATTCATTGATTTGAATTTTCCCTTCTCCTTGACCGCCAGCGGTCTTATTTCTAAGCTGATAACCGTTTTGGGCGTAAAGTTTTATGTAATACTGCTCCATATCATCAAGAACAACTGACGCAACGTGCACAAAATTAACTTTCCACCCATACGGATTTGATTCTGAAAAAAAACCATGTTTATTAATCGATAAATCGATATGTTGGTATCCAACAAGATGCTGAGCAAGTCTTGTTAAAATTCGTTTCGCCTGTCCAATGTAGGCGTATTTAATATCGTTTTCATCAATCCTTGTCAGAAAATAAATCCCACTTTTATCATCTAGTTTCGGATTGATTTCAAGCAGCTTTTTCTTGTTTGCACTTTCTATCGCCATTGCTTTTCTAAAGTTCTGATTCAATCCAAATCACCTTCTCTTAAAATCATCATGTGGTCTTTGGCAAGTACATAGCCGTATTCACGATTCGCACCACAAGATTTCTCCCAGCCGTTAAGCATATAAATCGCATCTGCCATATCCAGTAATGTAAAACAAATTTTCATATACTCTTCATACGTTGCATCTTCTGGCATATATGAATTTGCATGGGCTGGATTTAAGACACTATGTCCTTTTTCTTTCAAAAAATCTTCTGCCTTTTTGAATCGTTCCATAAAATCATCTGTGCCAGTAATAGCACCACTAATATAAATTCTCATGTGTTATCCTCCTTAATTAAACGGCAATGATTCTTCCAATCCATCTGGAATACTCATAAAATCATTAGATGTACTTGCCTGTGGTGATGGATGAGGAACTGGTTGACTACTGCCGCCGTTATTGTTCTGATTGAAATTTTTGCTCTCGGCAAATTCCTGTTCTTCCACTACAACATCTGTTGTGTAAACTTTTTGTCCATTCTGATTCGTGTAGCTTCCAGTCTGAATACGTCCACATACAGTTGCTTTCATTCCTTGTCTAAAGTATTTCTCGACAAACTCTGCCGACTTTCCAAAACACATACACGGAATAAAATCTGCCGCCTGCTCTCCCTCACGTTTAAATTTTCTATCGACCGCAAGTGTGTATCTTGCTACTGCGGTATTGTTCGCACCGCCATATCTTACTTCTGGATCACGGGTCAAGCGCCCCATTAAAACAACTTTATTGATAAGTCATTCCCCCTTTACTACCTTCCTGTACTTCCGAATCCGTTATCGCCACGTTCGGTTTCGTCTAATCTGTCAACTTGTACCAATTGCACATCTAATGCTTTCTGGAATACTATTTGTGCAACTCGTTCTTTCGGAACAATAATTTTTACATTGTCTGTATCGTTGTGAACAGGCAATCCAACACTTCCACGATAATCACTGTCTATGACCGATACACATGTTGCTGGACGCAAACCATGCTTTGTTGATAATCCACTTCGTGCATATACTGCACCAAAATAGTTTTTAGGTATCTCAAATGCAATATTTGATTGAATCAATACTGTTTCGTGCGGTCTTATTTCAACTGGTTTATCAATATCAGCAAATAAATCATATCCTGCAGCACCTATACTCTGTTTATGTGGGATAATTGCCGTTTCAGTCACTTTTTTAATTTTTATTAGTTCTGGTTCTTCGCTAACAAATTGTCCTTTTTCATTTCTTTTATTTGGATTCAATTTATTGTGAAGCATTCTATGCGCACCACGTTCCATTACTTCAAGATTTTCTTTTCTATTATCTTTCCTGTCGAAGTTCTTATGATGAACATCGTAACCAGATTTTAGATACAATTTTTCGCCTATCTGAATGGAATTTTCTGGCGTCAACAAGTATTGTTCTGCTATCAAACGGTGTTCAAACACCCATCCACCATTGTCACAAAAAGGATGCTCATGGTTTCGTATCATAACGTATCCATAAGAATTTTTTCTGATATCACCTTTCCAGGAAGCATTCTTTTTCCCCTTAATTCCGTATTGATGGTTTCCTTTTCCTTTCATATATTCTTTCTTTGCATCATTTTGACATTTCTTGGAACAGTAATGTGTTTTATTCCGTTTCAATGCACTTGGTTTTAAATGAAATCTTTTTCCACACATATTGCACTCTGTATTATTCCATTTGTCTTCATCATCTAAAACTACTTTAATTTGCACTTCAAGTTCCCTCCTGTTTAAAACGGACATAAGTCCTTTCTTAATTCAATTTCTAATCCTTTTCTCGCATAGTCCACATAAGCGTTTTTAGCGACTTTTTTTATCTCATTGACACATTCTTCGGGTTCGCACGTTTCTCCGCCCATATGGAGCAATAACACGGTCTTAAGATTATTTGTTGCATTTACTTCTATAAAATTCTTGCAAGTTTCCAGTGAGCAATGCCCTTTTATCTTGTGTTCATAATTCGGCAAATCTCTATTTACCAGTTCCGTCTGATAATTGCATTCAATCAAAATGTGGTCCACTTTCATATTTGCGAATCTGTACTTGCAATACTCAAAATCCGTCATGTACAAAATTTTTTGATCATCCGCTTCAATCAAGAATCCATAGTTCGGTGTCTCATTATGCGGAAGTTCGAAAGTTGTTATCATGAATTTTCCCAAATAACATCTTCGGTAGTCACATAAATTCTTATGAAGATATGGGGTAAATACCATTATTCCCATTCGTTTAAAAGCCTCGACACATTTTGAATGGTCCTGATGGGAATGGCTTACTGCCACACCCACAATCTTTGTTATGTTATAATCCAAACCCTTTTTGATATCCTTAATCGGTATACCGCAATCCAAAATCAATGTTTCGTTTTCTGTTGATAACAGATAGCAGTTTCCCGATGAACCAGTGGATAATGTTTTAAGTGTTAGCATCATTACTCCTTCATAAATTCCGGAACATCTCCAGTTTCAACCACTTCCGCATCAATCACTGTTTCTTCAAAATCCACTGAATTTGCGTTCTGTTCAATATCGTACGCCACATCTTCAGCGACCATATCCACATTTTCCAATTCCTCAGATTTCTCATAAGTTGAAACAGCAAACACATCTCCGTACTGCTGCACAATCTGTTTACAAGCTCTTGATGTGACTGTTTTCTTTGCCATCATGTCCGTAAACTCTTTGTGTGTGCCGGAATTTTCCTTGTAACCAAACCCCTTACGCCATGCGGTCTTAATCTGAGCAAAGTTCATAACTTCCATATAAGTGCTACCATCGGATAACTTCACAACGCAGTAAGCACCGATGATTTTGTCAAGGTTAATGTTTTGGAAACTCTGTTTGTGGCAATCAAGAATCTTTCTACCATTTTCGATATGGTATTCAAATATATCTCCATCATAGATAACCTCTGCATCAATACTGACTGCTCCATATCTGTGAGCCATTGCCTTGTGTCCGTGATAAGATACCTGACAATTCAGCTTTCCGCCGTAAGCAATCGGATAGCATTGTTTTTTCTGCATGTTAAGACCCATTGTAACCATATCCATAAGAGTGTTTGCGATGCTCGCCTGTGAGCAAGTTTCCAGTACACTCTTTCCGTTTTTATCATTTGTTTCTTTCAAGATAAGATACGCCCCCATTAAAGCATTCGTAGGGTTGTAATCTTTTGGAAATGTCAATCCGTATTTTTCCTTTTCTTTCAACTGTGCTGACAATCCATCAATAAACGCATTGTTTACTACTAATGAAGCGTTTTGATTGCCCTGTGCCTGTAACTCTGCTTTTGTAGCCATAATTCATACCTCCAATAATTCTTTTACCAATAAATCCATTGAATGACATAGTTTAATGCAATTTCCATGCAACGCATGATTCTTCCACGCATTGTACTTTTCAAAAAACTTTTGTTCAGACATCTTTCCGTCCTTAACAGCCTTAGCCCATACCCTTATCTTTTTTCGGATTCTACGCTTGTTTTCTCCCGACAACTTTCTTATGTATTTACCGTCTTTTGTTATGTAATGATGAAAACCAAGGAACCTTAATCCATTTTTGAACGGAACTATCTGTGTCTTTCCGTTCAATTCCAGTTTCAAATCTGATAACAAATTTTCTATTTCCTTAAGGCATTTCTTTAAATAATCCTTATCATGGAAAATCAAGTAGAAATCATCCATGTATCGTCCGTACAGTTCGATTCCTAATTTCTCGGTTATCATGTGATCCATTCCATCAAGCATTAACAGTGCATACACCTGAGCAACTTGATTTCCTAATGGAAGTCCTAAACCGTCTGTGCTATCAATAAAAAGATGATTTAACCATTTTGTGTATTCGTCTGGAAAATAACTGTCCACAATCTTTTTCAAAATCTCATGGTCTATTTGGTAGAAAAACTTCTTAATATCACATTTGAGAATCCATCCGTCAAGACCATGTGATTTGTAAAACTGCAACATCTGCTCTTTCAAACAATCCATCCCGAAATGAGTGCCTTTTCCAATCTGCCCGGCATAGTTTGTCCTTATAAATATATCGGACAATCTCGGATGCAGTATTTCATCACATAAACAATGCTGCACCACTTTGTCCTTAAAAGAACAAGATTTAATCAATCTTTCTTTTGGTTCGTAAATCATAAATTCATTGTATGGATTGATTTTGTATGTACGATTTTCAAGCTGTTCCTTTAACATGTGGAGTCCTTCAAGACTCATTGTTTGAAACCTCGCACAACTTCCATTATTCGACTTACCGGATTTTGCTTTCTTATAAGCCTTGTATAGATTTTCAAAACTGCATACAATACTTTTGTCATCCATATTAAAAATTCCTTTGTATTTACCCTTTTAGGGAGGGTCGCACACCTTTTTGTATCTTGTACTGATTTCGGCTTATTGCCTACTCTGACTGCCTGTTTGATACAGAATGGGCGAACCCCGTTGTTGTTATTGTAGTTGTTGTTGTTGATGTTGCCGGACGGCGAAACAACGGTTTTTACGGTGTGCAACCTATAGCTTTATCTTTGTCTATCTTTTGTTCTCCAGGCAATCGACATACGCTTAATATCAGTTACCATCTTTGACCAGTATTCCATTCTTTGTTTGTTTATTATGTTTAGTTTTACGGATAATTCTATGTAAAACAGTAACTGATCGCAGTATGTTATCGCCCTAGTCTGCAATTCTAATCGATGTCTTTTGTAATCCCTTATATCCGTTCTGTTTGCTTCTTGAAGATATTCATAAATCTCAAGTGATTTATTCTGCATCTTATCCACTAAAGAAAATCTATATTTCTTCGGATATGTATTGCAATTTGAAGTAACTCGAAGCGTATGTTCGGCAAGTTCCATTGATTTTAGAATTACTTTTAAATCTGTATCCGACATTTAATCATCCTCGGATTCAAAGAGATCAGATGAGAAGATGCAAAATGGGCGAACCCCGAGGCTGCCATTGCAGCCGTCGTCGTAGAAGCGGCCGGACGGCGAAACAACGCGTACCCATCTACTATCATCGTTGCAGGCTGTACTGTCCGCTGTGATAAGCCACCACCAATAACCGGCGTTCGGAATGTATTCTCTGTACTTTCTATATTCATCCACATTCAATAAGGAAACCTTATCTTCACAACGACCATATTCTTTCTGACCGTCCATTGATAATAAGTCTCTTTCAAATGATACAATGTTTTCTTCTCCAACCTCTTTTTCCAGTTTTTCAAGAAATTCCGAGTTCAGATATTTTCTTAAACTGCTATTCGACCAGTTATTGCAAGAAGAATCAAATTTCATATCTTCCGGCAATTTTTCGGAAAGACACAAGTAACCATTCTCTGTAATATCAAGAATTTTACACTCCAAATCAGCAAGAGTAAAAGTATCCCCAACTTCCAGTTTTTTTTGAATTTCCTTGATTGGTTTACTCGTGATTTTTGAAACAATCTTTTCGAGTTCTGCGAGTCTTGATTCTATTGTTTTTGCTTTTACTGCCATATCATTTATCCCCTTTCGATACAAAGATATTAGATTTTAAGATACAAACCGGGCGAACCCCGCCGTCGTCATTGCAGCCGATGCCGTCGTAGATGCAGCCGGACGGCGAAACAACGGACATACGATACTTATATCCACGTTCCGCACTAGACCATGGCGTACATGTCCACCACCAATCGTCAAGCTCTTTATTGACGATCAATTCATTGTACTCTCTTGCTTCATCAAAAGTGATCGG